TGCCTCGTGTAGCAGACACACAGTTCTCGAAGCTAGTCAGTGCCTCCCACATTTTAGCCGCACAACGGCGTTGATGCGGTTCATATTCAGATGGACGCATCTCCACGACGCACGAAACAATCAAAGCAGTGAGCGCCGATGGGCTACCGCAATTAGCGGCAACACCAGACGTCGATGGCCTAGTCAGCTTGATATGAGTTGACCATGTGCCACTGTCCCATTCGTGTTGAATGGCGTCGGGTGTTTCGTAATGGCTGAAGTATTGAAGCAGTATCGAGAACGATTTGCGCAAGGCACTGCGTTTTTCGGTATAGACTTCGCTTTGCAATCCCTCGACTGCCAAAGCTGTTTCAAGTGTTTTATCCCATGTCATGTTAGGTTTCTCCTGTAATGGGTAATAATAAAAGTGCTAATAATGACACCTAACGATGTCACCAGAACACATTTCGGGTAGTAGTGTCAACAATTCGTGACACCAAACGAGTAACGACCCGACACCTTTCGATGCCGAGCCGCCAAGTGAACCCCCTATTCCCCTTCGGGGAATTTGCGTGTTGGGGAACTATTTCACGCGGGTAACCACAGTTACCGATTGCTCAGGAATCCGAGCGCCCTTCACTGTGGCTGGGTTGACAATGAATTGCCTTCCCTTGCAGGTGTGACCTGCGATGAGGTCTTTAACCTCAGCGTGCATTGCCGCCTGCTTGTCGAAGAACACTTGTTCCTCGTGCACGACCATCTGCCGTAGGCGATTGCGTCTCTGCAATACATTGAGCCTGCGATTGATGCCGACCTCGAAGGCTTCGCCGTTGACCGAGATGGTGCGTCGCACCACCTGTTGACCATGGACGTCTCCGTCACTGGCCTGCCGACGAGTAGCGCCTCGAAGTTTGGGTTGCGTGGACTCGGCCTTGCGACCGAAGATGTTTGAAATCATGTCTGTGAACATCACTGTGTCCTCCTATGTCAGACGTTAAGTTTGGCCAGAACATACTGGCCGTTCGATATGCGCTTGCGGGTAGCCGCAGTCGCTTCACCCAAGAACCGATTGCGATAGCGAGCGGTCGTAATGGAATAATTCCAATGCTCGCGGTCGAGACGTATCGGGTTGCTTGGATAATCCACAGGACGAACCGCGATGGTTGTCCCGTAAGATTCAAATGCCGTAGACCCGTCGTCGTGGTAGACGACGTATTGGTCTTTGGCAGGATTGCCGGACGACGTAAGCATTGCCTCTTTGCGTGGCGGATGCTGTTGCCCGGGCTTGTGGATGATGATGGTTGTCATTCGATGTCCTCCTGTGGAATGTCGAGTGCTTCATGAACGTGTGCCATTGCTTCGCACACTTCGTCCCACGCTTCGTCATCCGTCGAGATGCAATCCTCGCGGTAGCATTGAAGCGCGTTCCAGATGGTTGATAGGTCACGTCTCATCACGAGCCTCCTTAGCGACATGAGCGAACATGTCCGCTAGGTTTAAGATGTGCTCGTGAACGTCATGGATGTCGTGATACTCAAACGGCTCCCATGCGTAGTCTGTGAGGAATGCGTTGTATTTGTCCTCGTCCCAATCGTTCCAGTCATCGGGTAGCGTCTCGCACAGATAGAACGAGGACGCGAGTTGGTGATAGTCACGTTTCATTGTTGGTTCTCCTCCCAGATAAGGGATTTGTCTGAGAACACACGCAGTCGGTCTAAGACCTCTTGATGCGTAAATCCTCGGTTGATGGCGTTGTCGCCGAAGGCAATCTCGAAGACTGCCGCGATGAACTCGTCGTCAAACATTGGCTTCTTCCTCCCTTGTGGCATTGACCAACATCCACGCAAACTCGTGTAGTTGCTTGCGTCGAGCGGTCTCGTTGATGTCGTCGGCGTCAGCCAACGCGTTGATGAATCCGATGATGTCTGTCAGCGTCATGTCAGCACCTCGCACGTGTCTTCAAGACCCGATGCCTCGAGCAACTCATCGTCTGGCACGCTGGCCAGTCGTTCGAGTAGACGTTGACGAACAGCACTGGCTGTTACGTCTGCGCCATCTGGGTCGTCGTGGTCGATTGACGCGAGCAGGCTGATGACACTGTTGTATCGCTTCGTCATGTCAGCACCCCCGAATCAAATGCCACACGTATGCACCCAGCGTTGCCGCTGTTGCGTGTGTAGCGATTAGTAGTAGACCAACCAGCGTGAGTGACACGATTCGTTCGCGTCGTCTCATGCGGTCAGCACGTTCGTAGATGGTCGCAAGTGATGAGTCATCTGCGATTAGCTCGTCGAGCGTAGGTTGTTTAGCCATTGGGAATCCTCCTGTGATGGCGTTGGTGGTCGTTATTGGTCGTTCGTGTGTGTGCCACGACCTGTAACAGCACACAAAAAAAGCCCCCACACCCGAAGGTGTGAGGGCTGATTTCGTAGCGCAGGTGTTATGCGTTGCGCTTAGCCAACTCGCTGGTGAGCATGGCAACCATGCCCGCGAGGTCTGCATCGCTCATGCCTGCGACGTTCCCGCCGACTGCCGCCTGCTTGGCCTTCGGCTTGCGCTTGGCCTTCGGCTTCGCCGTAGCGAACGCGGCCTTGTGGTCAGGCTTACCTTCGGTAAGCTGCGCGATGAACTTGAGCGTGCGCTTGGCCTTGCCGACCTGCTTGCGCTCGGTCGCTCGGTCTGCACGCGGTTGCAGGATTGCGATGGCCTCGGCTGTGAGCGCGTCGCGCTCGTCTGCGTTGGCGTTGGTGATGGTGGTTTCGATTTCGCGCAATGATGCGCCTGTGAAATTGCTCATGGGTAATTCTCCTGTGTGAGCGTCCCCTGCGCGGGATTGCGCTGGGGAAGAGCAGGCAGACTGCTCCGCTCAGTAAACCCCCTGTTCCCCTTCGGGGAACCGTGCGGACGACACGCCCACGCGAGCGCATGTAACGTCATGAAATGGTTACGAATGTCTCTCAGCACCCTATCGTTCGCACGCGTAACGAGCGCGTGCGAAAACACACCGCCAAAAACACCCCTGAAAGGGGAGCAAAACCCCACGTTTTCTGCGGGTTTCGGGCGGTTTGGGACGGTTTTGTGACGTCACACGCCCCCCCGGGGGGCATACCCGGCACCCGCCTTCCGCGCGCGGTCTATCTAACGTCACCAGGGGGTCTCGAGTCGCGAGCAAAAATGAAAATGTTGGAGAACAATGAGTAGAACTAAGTTCACAAATCGCGTAAGCGTACAAACAGCTACTGGCCAAGTGGCATTGTCACCAAATCAGGTGGCAAACCTGCGCGGCCAAATAGCAAGGAACATGGAGACGCACATCGCACTGGCTGATGATGTAATAAAGGGCCATACAGAGTGGAGTCCCACGCAAGCACGCGTGTTTTCCAACCTGTTGAACAAGGTTATTCCCGACCTGTCCGCTTCTTACCATCAGCACGAGCACAGTCACCGTGCATTAAACGAAATGTCTCGCGAAGAGCTGGAGCGTATTGCTTCAGGCGTAGACGAAATTATTGACGCAGAACCAATGGAGGAAACTGATGACGGACAAGAGCAAGGACCTAGTGAGCAACCCGATAGCGGAAGCAGTGCCGACGAAAATATCGACAGTGGGGCTGGGGGCAGCGATGAGCCAACTGGACCTCAGTTCAGTACCGGAACATAGACGCCAAGAAGCCGTAATGGACCACTTCTTCCGTGTCATGTCCGAGAATGTCATGGACACAAAGCTCTCAGAGGAGCTGAAGGGCTCGCGCGCCATTAAAGAGAAAAGACAGAAACCCACTAGCGGTATTGCCCAGGTAAAAGCCAAGGACATTATCGTATGAGTGTGTCCCGCTCGGCAGCAGCCAAGCATCTACTTAAACTCCAAGATGCAGAGAAGAGCTTTGAGGGTTTTGTTCGCATAGTAGAGCCGACCTTCGAGCTTGCGGACTTTCAGCTAGACCTTATTAGGAAGCTGGACGCCCTGGAGCGCGGAGAGCTAGAAGACGACGAAGGCCGTCCCGCCAGAAACATCCTCGTCACCATGCCACCTCGACATGCCAAGTCCACATTCTCGACTGTGTTATTTCCTGCCTACTATATGGCGAAGAATCCCAGCCGCTACATCCTGTCCTGCTCATACAACGCAATGCTGGCCTCTGACTTTGGTCGGCAGGTGCGTGACCGAGCTGCTGGCGTAGAAGTTCAACAGGCATTCCCTGACTTCAAGATGTCTAGCGATAGTCGGGCAGCGGATGTGTGGCGCACAGAGATGGGCGGCGCATACTTTGGTGTGGGTATTGGCGGCACAACAACTGGTCGACCAGCAAACCTACTTATCGTCGATGACCCAGTTAAGTCACGCGAGGATGCGGAGTCCGCAACCCAGCGCAACAAGATATGGGACTTCTACACAGCAGCCCTATCCACTCGTCTACAGCCAGACGGGCAGGGGCAAGCACCCAGTCAAATCGTTATCCTCACGCGCTGGCATCCAGACGACTTAGCTGGACGCCTAATGAGAACAGCCGACTGGAAGGAGGGGTTGTGGATGCACCTCGACTATCCAGCCATCAAGACCGTTGGTGGCGAGAAAGTTTCTCGGCGTAACCTACCAAAAGACCACCCGATGTATGTCGAGGCCGGGGAGCTTTCAAACCTAGCCAAAGGAAAGCGCTACCACCAGGAGACAAAAGAAGTAGCCCTGTGGCCAGAGCGCTTTCCCGTCGAGGAGCTGCGCAGACGTGAGCGTCTCAACCCTCGCGACTTCGCGTCCCTATACCAGCAGCAGCCATACATCGAGGGTGGTAACATCCTCAAGTCAGAGTGGTGGAACTACTACCCAGAAGACCTGAACCCCACGAACTTCCAGAGCTTAATCATTGCAGCAGACACCGCCTTTAAGAAGACGGAGACCGCCGACTACTCTGTGGCCATTGTCGCTGGCCTAACCCATGAAGGTGACATCTACATTGTGGACATACATCGTGGGCGCTGGGATTACCCAGAGTTACGCGCAAAGCTCATCAACATCAACGCAACTTGGAGAGGCAGAGGCTTGCGCGCGCTTTATGTTGAGGACAAGGCATCCGGCCAGTCCATCATTCAGGACTTGCGTCGCGAGTCAGGGATTGCTGTTGTTCCATATAAGGTGGTCAACGATAAGGTATCGCGCATCAACGGGATTACGCCGCTCATCCAAGGCGGCAGAGTGTGGCTCCCAGAAAAAGCTACATGGCTTGATGATTTCGTGGAGGAGTGCGTTGCGTTCCCAAGCGGCAAACATGATGACCAAGTAGATGCTCTATCAATGGCAGTGGACGTCCTGTCCCGCCAAACAATTACACCCGAGTCTGTATTTGGCTCACTCGAGTCTGGCAACTCTTTGATGCAGGAGACTCACAGAAAAAGAGACTCTCTATCTGAGCAGTATGGCAGAGACATTTTCAAGGGTTGGGGTGAGTTATAAGGACGACCCCTCCACAACAATGAGGCAAATTAAACGTCATGGCTGAAGATTCAAACTTATATGGCGCAGATTACGCTTTCTCTCCTACTGATGGGATGATTGTCGACCTGTCACGCCTGGCGCGCAAGCTAACCAATTACGAAGACATCTCTGACGACCTGACTGAGGAAGAAGAGCGTCGCATCGTGGACTACGTTAAGTCCTGTGTAGACATGTCGTACAACAAAATTAAGAAGCGGTACGACCACTGGACAGAAGCTGACCGAGCTCACGACGTCTACGTCCCGCCCGAAGCTACTCAGTTCCGCGAAAAGGCGGTAATCGCAGACACCCGTGCAGTGGCGGACACCGTCCTCACTTACTTGATGGCTGCTCTTGCTGGACGCAATCCGATGTTCCAGCTCGAAGGACTAAACCGAAACAGCCGGAAGGTCTCATCAATTCTTGAGCGTGTGCTTCACAGCCAAATGCGAAGAACTGCTGGTGAAGCTCGGCTTGCTCAGATGCTTCTCGATAGCATTAGGTATGGCTTTGCTCCCACAAAAATCGTTTGGGACTCCAAGTCAAACCAAAACCAGATAGTGAATTTTGACCCACGCCGTGCCTTCCCTGACCCACGCGTAAGCTGGGGCGATTGGGAGAAGTGGCAGTATTGTGTATTTACTGACTACGTCAGCTTTAACACGCTTATGAGTTCGGGCCTCTACCCCAAACTCAAAAAGCACCCGTCCCTCCGCCACCGCACCGCCCCTCCTCGGAACGCGTGGGCTGCCCATAGATGGCATAAAGAAGAGGGACGGGGCCTCAACATTGACCCAGCCGCTCCTAACCAACGCGAGCGTATGGACCATGCGTATTTCACATTGGGTGACGCACGTGTCACAGACGAATGCTGGGTGCGCTTTGCTGGTCACGAAATCGGCATTCCATCCATCGAACAAATCTGGATGGTCATTACCATTCTCGACGAACACATCTGTATCCGTATGCAACTAAACCCATACGGCCAACAGTTCCCAGTAGTTGTGGGCGGTCTGTATAACGACAGCCACAAAACGTGGGGTCAATCCCTCTATGACCTCATGCTCCCTATGCACGATATTGCAACGTGGCTGCTTCGTAGTCGTATTGACAATGTGCAGGCCGCCCTCAACAACCTAATCTTTGTCGACCCGACACAGGTAATGGTTCCCGACCTCATCGACCGCAATCCATGGGGTGTTGTTCGCACCATGCCAGGTGCTAAGCCTGGCGATGGTGTCTTTATTGCCCAAGTTCCAGATGTCACTCGTGGCCACTGGAACGACATCCAAGCTATGTCAGAACTCAAGAACCGCGTCTCTTCAGCCAGTGACGCGCAACAGGGTATGCCGACGCCGGATGTACGCACAGCGACAGAGATTGCGCGAATGACGCAACTTGGTTCTCAGCGTCTGGGTGTTCTTAGTCGTGTCATCTCTGCGACAACCATCCGCCCGATGGTCCGCATGATGACATCCAACATCCAAGACTCTCTTGACCTTGATGGCTCAATCAAGATTGACCCAGACAAGATGCCTGGCCAACTGGCAGACATGGTGGACGATGGTTACATCGACTACACGTCTCGTGACCTACAAGGTCAGATTGACTACCTGGTTATCGACGGCACGCTTCCTGTTGAGCCTACACGCAATGCAGAGACGTGGATGAACATGCTTCAAATGATGAGCCAGACCGGACTCAACATGGAATACAAGATGGGCAAGATTGCTGAGGAAGCTATCCGGGCCCTGGGCATTTCAGACCTAGACCAATTCCGCATCTCTGAAGAAGAGAAGGCGCAAGGCAATTCACCTAGTCAACAAATTGCGTTGATGGAGAAGATGCGTGGTGCATCTGTCCAGCCGCAAGAAGACATCTCACGTGAGGTAGAAAAAGGCAACCTCATCCCAATGAGCGAGGCACAGAGAAATGGCTAACGAAACAATTAACTCCCGTGCAGCAGCAATGGAACCGTCTCTTGACACAGGGGTTGTGGACTATGTCCACGCAGTGTTTGAGCAGGTTAATCGTAATCAAAAGGACTGGGGCATTCAAAACGCTCAAGTGATTGCAAAACTACAGGAGAAGGTGGCTATCCTCGAAGCCGAGGTTGCCAACCTGAAAGGACGACTATAATGGCTATTACGCGCCCCACAGGTGAACAGCTCCGTTTCGTCTCCGCCAATACTGGTGAGCACGTTCTGGACACATATATGGAGAATGCTGAGATTGGCGGACGCCAACTGAGCCAGCTTCTCGGTGACATCTTCAACAGTAGCAACGGTACGTTCGACGCAACTATCTTTACCTTCCAGGTCGACACAACGGACAACAACAAACTCGAAGTTCGTGTTGGCACAGGCAATAGCTTTGTGGAGACAGGCGTTGAGATATTCAATCCGCGCGGCGCATACGCAACTGCCACCGCATACAAACCACTCGACATCGTCACCAACGCGCAAGACACCCACGTCTGCATATCAGCTCATACGTCCTCAGCAGCCACGCCTGACGCAACCAAGTTTCAGAAAGTCATCAACGGCTCTCTGGTATCTGACTACGCCAACAAAACAGATGGCGCAGTAACGGGTAGCGAATACTCTGCAAAGGCATGGGCTATTGGCGGCACAGGCGTAACCGACACGGCGAACCGTGGCGCGGCAATGGAGTGGGCAACAAAAACCAGCGGTACAGTCGACGGAACCAACTACTCAGCTAAATACTGGGCAACGTCTACACCCGTAACTACGGTGTCCGCAAACATCTCATCTGTCCAGACAGTCGCGACCAACATCGCAAACGTAAATACCGTGAGCGGTATTGATGCAAACGTAACTACGGTTGCGGGCATCTCAAGTGACGTAACAGCGGTTGCGGGAGACGCTACAGACATCGGTGTCGTTTCAGCAAACGTAGCCAACGTAAATATCGTTGCTGGCATCTCGGCGAACGTAACTTCTGTAGCTGGTGACGCTACTGACATTGGGACTGTCGCCGCCGATTTGGCTGGCACAGACACCGTCGGAACGGTTGCAGCCTCAATAGCCAACGTAAACACTGTTGCTGGCATCGACTCCAACGTCACAGCGGTCGCAAACAATAGCGCAAACATCAACACTGTCGCAGGCAACAATGCAAACGTGACTGCTGTTGGCGGCATCACCTCAGATGTAACCACTGTTGCTGGCAACAACACAAACGTCTCTACCGTGGCGGGCTCTATTGCTAACGTAAATACTGTTGCCGGAAGCATTGCGGATGTAAATTCATTCGCGAACACTTACTTTATTGGCCCATTCGCTCCTGTAGGGTCGAACATCGGTGCGGGCGACCTGTGGTATGACACAGCCAATAACCAGCTTAAATCTTACAACGGCATTTCTTGGGTTACGTCTTCGGCTTTTTCCAGCATAAACCTACAGGATTTGGCGAACGTAGCGGCAACTGCTCCGTCAGCAAACCAAGTGCCTGTGTTTAGTGGTTCTGCATACACGCCTACCGCGTATACCTTGCAAGCTCTTACCGATGTAGGTGCGACAACAACCAACACCATTACGGTTGCCACCCCGACAGCGACGGGTCATGCAGCCACCAAAGGCTACGTAGACACGGAAGTTGCTGCCATCGTGGACAGCGCACCAGCTTCCCTCGATACCCTCAACGAGTTGGCCGCAGCGCTAAACGACGACAGCAACTTTGCGACGACGACAAACAATGCGATTGCCGCAAAACTGCCCCTTGCTGGTGGCACGATGACGGGCGACGTAGACTTTAACAACAACAAGATTACGGACGTTACCCTTGAGAACTTCCAGGAGGTTATGGCGTCAAACGCAAACGTCAGTGGTTCAGTAACTATTCCTGACGCAACCAACAACGTCAGCTACACACTGACGGGCGGCACAACCGTCACCCTCCCAGACACAGACGAAATGCCGACAGGCACAGCTCGGACAGTAACAGTGTTTGTTAAGCAGGACGGGACGGGTGGTCGTGCGTTCACTTTCGCCGCTCCTTCTGGTTACTCAATCAAATACAACAGCTCGTCTACCCAGCCTGGCGTAAATACTGCGGCGAACAAGGAGACAATCTACACAGCCCTGCTCGTGAAGGGCTCTACCACCATCTACGTATCACTATCTTTCTATGAGGCTTAGAGATGACTATCCGCTACGACGACATTCATTTGTATGCGAAGCCCGGTCAGGCAGCCAGCGCCACAATTAGACAGTGGCTGGATGCCAACGGGATTGCTTACACCAACCTAGATTATGCAGACCCTACGGAAAGCCTAGCCGCTTTATCAACATGGTTTTGGGACGGTGAAGAACAAGTAACATTCGAGGACACACCTGTTCTCGTCTTCAACCAAGTGCTCTGGGAGGCAGACGATGGTTCTGACAGCTATCGCAAGCAACACTTTGCTGTTGCCGTAGCCGACCTCCCAGATGATTTTGTAACTCTTGCTACACAGGTGTCCTAATGCCTTTGCTCGGGGTTTCCATGCGCGCAGACCCTCTGTTCCCAGGGGGTACACAGACGTTCACATCGAGCGGAACCTTTACCGTGCCTCCCGGCATCTCCAAAGTCACTGTTCGAGGTAAGGGAACTTCAGGCAACGCTGGCTCTCCTGGAAACCCAGGAACGGACGGCAACCAAGGTAACGCAGGCAACCCAGGAAACCCTGGGGTGATTGGCAATGCAGGTAATGCTGGCAGCGCAGGTAACGCGGGCAATGCAGGGAACTCGGGCAACAACGGTGTTCGTGGTAACGGTGGCCCTGCGGGCAATGGTGGCGCTCAAGGAAACTCAGGCAACCCAGGCAGTAACGGCAACGCAGGCAATGGCGGTGCACGAGGCAACGCTGGCAACCCGGGTGCGACAGGAAATACAGGCGGCGCAGGAAACCCTGGAGGCGGCGGAGGCGGTGGAGCAAGCGGGAGCTTTAAGGCGGGGCAAGGCGCCTTAGGCAACCCAGGTAACGCTGGTTCAGGTCCCGGCGGCAATGCTGGCAGCCGTGGAAATACACCCAGGGACCCGGTTATGGGCTGGTACAACTCTAACCCTGGAAACGGCGGAGGCGCAGGCAATACTGGTGCAAGCGGTAACACTGGGGCGTCCGGCAACGGAAGAAACTTTGGCGCTAACGGCAACCCAGGAAACTCTGGCTCTAACGGAAACGCAGGCAATACTGGTGCAAGCGGTAACGGCGGCGGAGCAGGAAACAACGGAACCAGTGGCTCATCAGGAAACGCAGGCAATAACGGTTCGGGTGCCACATCAGGCAACCCAGGTAACGCTGGCAATAGCGGGGCGTCAGGTAACGCTGGCAATAGCGGAAATTCTGGGGCAGCAGGAAACGCAGGGGCTTCTGGAAATTCTGGAGCCTCCACAGCTTTTGGTAGCTACCACACTTTTGCTGGAGGAGCTGGCGGTGCTAGTGGAGCTGCGGGCAATGGTGGTGTAGGTGGCCCTGCTGGCAGCGCAGGCAACGGCGGTCCTCCTGGCAATCCCGGCAACTCCGGCAATCCCGGAAACAATGGCGCTGCGGGTAATGGCGGCTCTGCGGGTAATGCAGGCAATCCTGGTAACGCAGGTGCCGCAGGAAACGGCGGTGCTGGTGGAGCACGAGGCAACGCAGGTAATGCTGGCAACCCAGGTAGCTCGGGCAACCCAGGCAACAACGGCCCTGGCGGCTCAGGCGGCAGCGGTGGTGGCGCTGGTGGTGGCGGCAATGGCGGCGCTGCCGGGGCGCGTCTCGGGATGCTCCCAGGAGCCAACGGCAATACCGGAAGCCCCGACGGCAATCGAAGTGGCTACGGCAACGGCGGCAATGGTGGTGCCATCGCTAATTATTCTGATACTGGTGGCAATGGAGGCCGTGGGGGGCGCTCCTATAACGGTAGTGGCGGTAGTGGCGGTAACGCGGGCTCTAACGGTAACGCAGGGAGCGCGGGCAACAACGGCAGTGGTGCCAACTCCGGTTCCGCAGGAAGCCCAGGCAACTCAGGCAACTCAGGCAACCCAGGAAACAACGGCAACGGAGCTAACGGCGGAAACCCTGGAGGCAATGGTTCATCAGGCAACAATGGTAGTGCAGGCAATGGCGGCGGCTCAGGAAATCCTGGCGGCGCTGCTCCGAGCACATGGTCAGGCAAAGCAGGCAACGCTGGTGGCTCCGGCACAGCAGGTGGGACGACCTCATACGTTGACCAAAATATAACGATTACACAGGCGCAACAGCAGATTGCTGTGTCCGTGGCGTCTGGCACTGAAGTTACTGTTACATTCGAGCGACAATGATATTTGGAAATCCTAAAGTTACTTTCACTACATACCCAGAGCTGTATGGCGTAATCCCAGAGCCTATCCCTGCTAGGTCTTTGTTGCCTGATTGGTTCAAAAAGCTAAAGGGGTTTGCTAACCAAGACCCCGACTCTGGAACCGTTTGGCCTAACCGGACCATCAAGCGATGCCCGCCTGTTCTGGACGCTATGGTTAGCGGCTGGATATTGACGACGCCAGCAGAAATGGAAGTCTCCATCAATGACGATGGCAGCGGCGTTGAATGGCATACAGACTTTACTCACTCGGTTATCGAGGAGCATGCGACGCAACAGATAAAGGGTCATCCGTCACTACCGAGATTACCCCTAAAGATAATGAACTACTGGCACATGCGGACCCCGCCTGGTTGGTCGACACTCTTCGTCTCCCCCTTAAACAGAGAAAACAAATACTTCGAGCCGATGGCTGGAGTAGTCGAGACAGATAAGTATCTCGAGTTTGTGAACTTCCCTAGCTTCCTAAAGCCGAAGGGGACGACCCTTCTGATTCCGCGAGGCTATCCTGTCGTTCAGGCCATACCTTTTAAGAGGGGTATGGACAAGAAGTCTGATATTCGAGCGATGTCAAGCAAGGAGGTCAAGGCGCTTAACCATTTAAGGAGTCAGCGCACTAGCCGCCCAAGTCTTTATCGCGAAACTATGTGGGAAAGAAAATGACCATTACAGTTGATTACACCATTGTTGCTTATGACGTTGACACTCGCGAGTACCTTGTGTCCTTTACTCATGATGGAGAGTCAAGAACGGTTCTAGTTCCTGCTGTGCACGACCCAGACAACCAGGTAGACGAGACCGCCACAAGAGAGTCGATTGACGCAACCATTCTTGCGGTGTGCGCTCCTACCCCTGCAATTACAGGTACCGCTTCACTGGTTGGCACGACCGGAACATCATCTAACTCAATCGAGTAAATGCAATGTCCTTAAAAGGTAGAGTAAACATCCCAATTCATGCGACCGACGAGCTTGCCCTGAGTTATGCTCCTCTGTCCCACGTTGGTCAGCAGGCAACATTCTTACCTGAAGAAACCAACAATCTTTATGAGGGTGCCTCTGAGCATCCTGAAACGTCCCACCTTGTTTCTGGTGCAACTCCTTGGGTATGCGCCACTCCATCGCCCAGCAGCCCATCCGATGACTATGTAGCAGCAACATACAAGTGTGTAACTGGTACAGATATGGATGCCGTAGAGGCTGCTATGGCAGGAACAGAGCCTTTCTTCATCGACCGTTATACCTTTAATTCGACCACAGGCAGAGTCACGGCTTACATAGACGCCAGCGCTGTCTGGAACCTGGAAGAGTGGACGGACTGCTCCATCGCGTTCAGTCCTCGCTGGTCGGCGATAAAGCTGGAGGTGCTCCACCCCGGCTCTGAATTAGTATGCACGCTGCCCACCAAGAATAGCTCCAGCTTCAAGCGAAAAGTTATCCCTCTACTCGCTGGCCAATCAATTACCATTGAGCCCGAGGGTGAGCATTGTCATTTCTTGTCGCTATTCTCCCCCCTGTCTAAGTCAGACGGGTCTTTCAAAAAGAAACGCTTAATACCTCTCACCTCAAATTCGCCTGTTCTAACAGCCGAGCAGGACACGATTTTAGTAAAGCTATATAGATGATAGTAGACCCACACTACTGGTCATGGACCAGTGAGTTGCCTGCCTCCATATGCGACGAAATTATCGAGCACGGGCTTTCGCTACCAGAGAAGCAAGCCGAGGCGGGTGGCGACCTCAACATTGAGAAGCGCAAGTCGCGGGTGTCTTGGGTCGACTCAGGCCACTGGATAGGTGGCCTCGTAAGCCATTACACCTTCATGGCGAACAGGCAGGCTTGGGACTTCGACATACATGGCGACAACGGCATTCAGTTCACAAAGTATGCGGTGGGTGAGTTCTACGACGCTCACATAGACACGTTTAAGCTCGAAGACAATATGAGAAAGCTAAGTATCGTTATTCAGCTTTCAGACCCCGAAGACTATGAGGGCGGAGAGTTTGTCTTTGTAGACGATGGCGAAGAGACCACCCCGACGAACTTTGACAAACGCGGCTCAATCCTCGTCTTCCCTAGCTTCTTAATGCACCAAGTAAAACCAGTCACTTCTGGCACAAGGCACAGCATTGTTAGTTGGTTTGTTGGGCCGAAGTTCATCTAGGGACGACCAGTAACTGTAAATAGGTAACTATGCACCATGGACATTGAGCAAGCAGAACTAGAGATACTACTTGAGCGCGCTGCTGAAGCGGGTGCTCGCAAGGCGCTTTCTGATGTGGGCTTGCACGATGACGACGCAATTCATGACGTCTACGAACTAAGAAACCTGCTCGATAGCTGGCGCGAAACAAAAGGCGCTGTAGGCCAAACAATAACCCGTGTCGTCACTCTAACCATCCTATCTGGCATCGCCGCAGCAATCGGCATGCAGTTCTTCTCCGAATAATATGAAAGAGCTTATTAAGTCAGAGTTGCGCCTCTGGGCCAAAAAGTACCTGACGCCCAACAGTCCCCACTTCAACGGCATGCCTGCCTGTCCTTTTGCAGAGAATGCGCTAGAGCGCGACCACGTAGAAATACGTATCGGGTTTGGGTGGAGCTACTCTTCCATCATGGATACCGCGCGACGGTTCCCGCAGACCAAGAGCATTGTGATACACGCAGAGCTCAACCCAGAAAAAAGCAGCGCGGACTTCCACAAAGACCTAAACGATATAAATCCACAGCTCGCCAAAAGTAACCTGTGGCTCATCGGATTTCACCCGGACGACCCTGACCCAGATTTCGCCGATGATGATGACTTCACGCCTCTTGTGGACGAGCCGTATGCAATGGTCTTCGTCCAAAGGCTGACCGAACTGGACGACGCCAGTAGGCAACTTGAGGCACAAAGGTATTACAAGGGCGCTTCATCAAAAGAGGTGAAGCACCTATATCAACGACGACAAGCAAGAGAGGAATACGAAGATGGCTATGGGAAGAAAACGCGCCGCTCCTGGTCGCGGCAAGAAAGCGAAAGCACACAAGACAGTGATGGCGGGGAAACCCACAGCACGGAAATCTAAAGCGAAAACACGGCGGGCTTAATCATGGCATTCTCAGGTAGTTTCCGCGATTACGAAGCTGGTCGCTTAAAGCGAGCAGGCTCTGGTCCCTTCGCTCGGTTTCAAACACTGTTTGATAAATACCGTAACGCAGGTCAGGGAGCTCCTGAGATTGCGCAGAGCAAGCCAGGCTTGCCATCAACCAGCGCATCAGCTCCAGCCCCCAATCCGATGGCAGCAGAAGAAAGACCCACTGACAACGCATCAGTAAGCGAAGGAATGTCTGTGGCGAAATCAACCGCTGAAACGGACACCACGTTTAATGACGAGATGAGCAAGGCCATCAAAGCCTACAATCAGGCAACCTCGCGTCAGATGCAGCGTGACCGTGCAGCCCTAGCAGGCTCACCTAACCGCCGCGTTAGCCGGAGAGCCTAATGCCGATAAGTGACCAGCAGCGGAACCTGTATGGTGCCAATCTCATGTCTCAAGAAGATGAGCTTGCCGCACGCGCTAACCCGTTTGGTTACGTCCCTAGCACAAACTTCACAGACATACCTGATGACGTTTACTACAACCGTCCAAAGGCAAAGGGCTTGTTTAGCGGTGATACCGCAGTGAGCCGCGCAGCGGACCAAATGCTCAACACATTCAGTGGCGGCTTTGCTGGCGACAGAAGCCCGAACGCGCCACCCATGAGAGCGTCTGACATTCTTGCTGGCCTCGTTGGTTTTGTTCCAACAATACCGCTTTCTCTTACAGACAACGTAATGAAGACGTTTCAACAAATCGACATGGACAAGCAGTTCTCCAACCAGTATTTCAGCAATCAAGAAATCAGCGATGAGATGAACAAGCCAACTAAATTCAACGAGGGTTATTTCAAATAAATGTCACGTAAAGATAAGACGAACCTCAAGGGCGTCGAAACACTAAAGTCATCACGCGGCTGGACTTACATCCGAGAAGTGATGGAACAGGAAATCGTTAGTGCGGCAATGGGAATGGCAAACAACGCTGCCATGCCTGTTGAAGAGATGCACTTCCGACGCGGCTCTATCTGGGCCGCAAAGCAGCTACTCGAGTTGCCAGATAAGCTAGAGCTTCATCTGGAATCTCTAATACGGCTCGAGGCAGCAGATGAACTGAGTGACGCCACGGCTTCATTCAATATCTTAACCAAATCCCCGCCAAGGCCGGGAGAGGAGTAAACAATGGCTGATGAACTGCCACAGGAAGCGCAAGCAAATCTAATCGACACGCTCGCATCTAAACAAATGGGTGTTGACCCACAACAAGCACAAGCCCCAGCACCAGCAGCGCCAGCAGAGGCACCTGAAACAGCAGAAGAGAAAGCTGTAGACGAAGGTTCTCCGCAAACCGAAGGCGACAAGATGGACATGGATGCCATCCTGTATGAAATCGACTTCGGTGAGGGTGACATGCGCAAGCTGAATCCCAACCAAATCCGAGAGACCTTCAAGCGTTATCGAGACTTAAACTTCGCTAACTCTCAGAACGCTAACCTGAATAAGGTTGTTGAGGCTGCCATCAAAAATGGGTTCGCTAAAAACCCTGATGACGCCGCTCGTCAAATCTTAAACATGATGAAGGCTGGTCAGTCCAACCCACAGATGGGTGACGAAGACGGCAAGACCAATGTCCAAGCAAGCGCCGAGATGACTCGCGATGCACTTAGTCAGTGGGAAGAGGACAACGCTGTTGCCCTGCCGCCTGGCTTCCGTGAGTCGCAACAGCAAATGGCGACAATGGCAGGCAACATGCAGCAGCTCCAGGGCATGCTTGCGAAAGTCCTACAGCAGGGCGAAGCAGCAGCCGACGGTGCAGCAAAGCAGGCTATTGAAGCTCAGGACATGAAAGGCAAGGCTGCCTCTCAGATGATTGCCAACAACCTGGACAAGGGTGCGGCTCAAGTCGGTCTTAGTGATGAAATGGCGGAAGACTTCCGTGTGTTCGCTAACGAGCGTGGCTACACAGAAGATGACTTCATTGACGCTGGTCTTACCATGCGTGTCATGACTGACTTCAAGAACAGCATGGACAGTGAAGAGATGGCAAGCCTCCGTGACATTCACAAGCGCCGCCAAGCATTTACTGGGACAATCTCTCAGACGCCACAAGCAGGCGATGCTATGTCGGCACCTGAACCTGAAGGCGACCCCACACTTAATCGTCTGACTAACCTCGCAACAGGGAGAGAATAATGGAAACCGTAGTCGCATGGATTGCAGGAATCATTGCGTCAGCCTCAGTGCTGGCTAACCTGACTTCCTCTAATAAGGACAACGAGCTATTAGCAAAAGTGAACAAGTTTATTCAGTTGCTTGCTCTAAATATCCGAAAAGATAAATAGCTAAAATAGCTAATAAAAAACTAAGGGCGGGACGACAAAAGTCCCGCCCTTTTTTTATCCTGTAGTCACAGGTGCCAAGGCCCCTGATTTTTTGAGTGAAACGCTTTATGAGACGGTAATTCCTCACTAGGCGGAGCAGCTCACCATAACCAACGTAAACCCGCCATTAAAGGAGACTTATCATGGCTATTCAAGGTGTACGGGGTACTGGAGAGTTCTCATCGGACTTCCGCCCCAAAAACTACCGGGAGCTCTTTACGCTTCTGGAACCCAACGGTAATGCACCGTTGAATGCTCTGTTGTCTTTCGGTTCCTCTGAAGGCACCGACGACCCTGAGTACAAAAACTTCCGTGACGAATTGCCGGACCGGAAAATCACTGTGAACGGCGCTGTTGCTTCAACAAGCACCACATCAGTCACCATCGACGCTTCTGACGACAACAAATTCGCCGTTGCTGGCGCAATCGTTGTCAACAGTGCAACTGGTGAAGTGATGCGTGTTACTGCTGATACTACTGCAACTACTCTTGTTGTTGCTCGTAACATCGGTGGAACCACTCACCAAATCGCAGACAATGCAGAACTGTTCGTAGCTGGCTTTGCCGCTGCTGAGAACGACAACGTGGGTACGCCCATCACGTTCGACGCGTCGGTAGCTTCCAACTACACGCAGATTTTCCGTACAGCCTTCGGTGTGTCTAACACCCTGAAGTCAACGTACCTGCGCACTGGTGACAAAGAAGACGAAGCGATGACCAAAGCCCTGAAGCTGCACATGAGCGACATTGAGCGCGCCATGTTCTTCGGTATCAAGGCAGAGGAAAACGGTTCGGCTGCTGCGCCTCGCCGCTACACAGGTGGTTTGACCAACTCACTGACGACCGTTATTGATTGCAATAGCGACATCGACGGTGACGGTTCTATGAGTGAAGCTCAATTCGACGAAGAGCTCATCAAGACCATCTTCAAATACGGTTCAAGCGAAAAGATTGCATTCTGTGGCTACAAAGTGGCTGCTCACTTGCAAGAGTTTGGCAAGAACCGCTGGCGTCCTGAAAGTGTCCAAGGTGCTTACGGTGTAAACCTGACTCGCTACAACACTTTTGCTGGCGACTTGATGGTTCACCTGCACCCGCAGTTCCGTCAAATTCCTGGCATGGACAATGCCATGATTATCGTTGACTTCCCGTACCTCAAGTATCGCCACCTCGACGGTCGCGACACTGCACTGTACGAGAACCGTCAAGGTAACGGCGTGGATGGTGTCATCCATGAGTACCTGACCGAGTGTGGTCTGGAACTCCTGCAAGACAAAACCCACGTCTACATTAAGAACTGGGCGTCCAACGCGTAAGCGGACGACCCGTCTTGATGACGGCTGTAAGTTTAGGGGTGGTAGCTCAGCTATCACCCCTTTTTTATGGAGACCTTTAATGTCAGATACTAAGCCAAAGAAGCAAGCCACCAAGAAGGCCGCTACGAAAGTCGAGGCCCCAGAGGTCGAAGCGCCCAAGACTGAAGCCCCCAAAGCCAAAGATGTCGTTGTTTTTATATCGCGCGAAAAAGAGCCAGTTCAGTTCAACATCCGCGACCGATACGCTCACCGCCGCGAAGACGGTCGTCTACGCTGGCGCTTCTCAGCAGAAGAGGCTGTGCTTGTGCGCCGCCATCATTACGTCCAGATGGGGCGTGTAGTCGAGGAATAAAATGGTCGAGACAAGCAACACCAATCCGCACGTTACAGATAACTTCGCCCCTCTGGAGACGATGACCCTACAGGCTGTGCGCCGTTTTGGTGACTTTGCTCCAGGGACTTTGTCCGGTGACGCATCTCTGATGTTCATTGAGTTCGCAAACATGATACTCGACGAGGTCCGTATGCACCCATATTGGGATGGAGCCGAGCTTGATTACTACGAACACATGTCCGAGACCCGTCCCGTGCCAGACACAATCATGATTGCTGGTCTGTTGTTTCACTACGCAACGCAGCAGGCGTCGGACAAAGAAGAAACGTATGGCGCTCAGTTTATTCGCATGATTAACCAAGAGCTTTGGCGTCGCCTCAACGGCAACACTAAAGTACAGATGCGCGTTACAGACAACGGCACGAACCCAAAAAACTACACTGCCATGTCTACCGACAAAAACAACGGGACAGTTAAATACTGATGGCCAGTGCGACCAAAAGTAAAAGTGGAATATCCCTACGGAGTGTTCCTTACGAGAGCTTCCAGGGGCTAGACTCTTCCCGGGACGTGACGTCGCTCGATACAGGTAAGAACCAGCATCTGTCTACGTCTACAGACTGCTTCTGCGACTGGCGCGGTCAGATTGTCCGCGACCCTGGTGCAAACTTCTTGTCAGGACAACACCCAGTTCAAGAGGTTGCCTTCTATTCCACGGACAACGTGGTCTACACAGAGCAAGATGGCGCTGGCTTAAATTTGGTAAGCGAAGTGGGGCACAAGAAAACTGGCGCATTCCCTCGTAACGCGCGGGTATCGACCACAGTGTTCAATCGCTCTGTGCACTTTTTTTCTCGTGGTGAATCGCCACTTTACTACAACGGCCTACAGTACAAGACGAATGGCAGCCCAGACCTTGACCGTCTGCGCCCATCGTTTGCCACATCGGTTTCACGCAGACTGTGTGTTGCTGGCGTCCCAGGGCGTGAAACGCAAATCTTCCTGTCCCGCGTAGACAACGACGAGATTTTTCCAGGAGACGAACCTCTCGACAGCGTGAGTGTTCTCCGCGCTGGCATCATTGACGTTGCTAACCAGTTGGGTACATCAGAGCAAATCACCGGGCTGTCTAAGTTCGAGCAGTCACGCATGGCTGTGTTTACTAACGACCGTGTTCTCGTTTACCTGATTGACCCAAACATTGACCTCTGGGCTCTGGACGATAAGGCCAGCGTGAACGTCGGTTGCGTAAGTCACCGAACAGTTCAACGGGCTGGCACAGACATTCTGTTTTGCTCACGCTCTGGCGTGCACAGCCTTCGTCGCTCTGCGGAAAACGGCATCACGATTGAGGGAACAGCGCTGTCAGAAAAAATCGACATCGAGTATCGCAAGCTGATTGCTACTGTTGAGGACGTGAGCCTTATCAGCTCTGCCTACGACCCAGACATGGGGCAGTACCACATCTTCTTCCCGCAGCCTGGCGGCACCCTATCTAAACGACTGACCATGACGGTTAATCCTCGTATGGAGCCTAAGTGGTCTACAGGAGAGTTCTTGAACGCCCGCTGCGGCGCATTCCAGGCTGGACGTTTAGTCTACGGAACATCGGGTGGCATATACGACATCAAGAAAATCGAAGAGGAAGCCGAAGTCCATCCAGACATGGTGTTCACCACACCTGTCCTCTGGCATGGCAGCTTCTCTGAAACAAAAACAGTGCATTCAGTTGTTGTCCAGGCGGACGGCGCTGGAGACGCGACGCTGGAGGTGATAGATGACACGGGGCGGATTATCGGAAGCATGGTATTTGAGATAAGCGACAGTGCGGACGACAACTATTTCCCTGATGTTCCATTATCACGGCAGTACGAAAGAAAACTCGAGATGCGTTATCGGGGTGCCCAATACCGCATGACAGTTAAAGGAAAGGGGCTCTGTCGAATTATCGGCTTGGGCGTAATCTTGAGGAAGTAAAATGGCTCGACTTCGACAACAAAACCCACAAAATTATGTTGCTTCCGGCAACATCAACGCTGAGTTTGAAAACGTAATTAGATACCTCAACTCTGCTGAGTTGGGAGAAAAGACACTTGGAGAGCTGCTCGAAACGCTTTTTGACGAAAGCGGTATATGGCAAGGGCCGATTGAGCTACGCAATGACTCCTCTTCTGGCCTGCAATATCGAGTAGGCACATACACTGATGAAAGCACAGGATGGAAAAACCTTGCGACTCTTGAGTCTCTTCGTGGTGCTGCTGGCAGCGTGGTCGGCGAATTGGGTGCGCCAATTCTGTTCTCGCGACAAGACACAGTAGCCACAGCAGGTCAGACCGTAATCTCTTACGCTCACGAAAGCGGAGACGAATTGCTGGTCTATGTGGACGGTGTCCTCAAACGCCTGGGCAGTAGCTATGACTACCAGGCCAGCGACTCAGCGAACACAGTGACATTTAACTCCGGCCTTTCTGCTGGTGAGACTGTCACCATATACAAGATTCGGACCTCGTCGATTACAGGCTTCACTCGTTCAGACACAGCGACGACAGCATCACAGACAGTTTTCCCGTTTGTGCATGACGAAGCGACTGTCCTACAGGTCTACAAAAACGGTCTCTTGCAGCGCTCCGGCGGTGCCAATGACTATGTAACCAATGCGGCCTCCGACACGGTGACGTTTACAAGCGCCGTGCCTTCAGGCAACACAGTAACTATTATTACGGTGGAGAACACATCCACAAACGTAGTCACTGGCTTGATGACGGAAGCGAACTTTACCGACTTGGCCACAGGCAAAATCACCTTTGCGAATATGCAATTCGCAGACGCTGATATTCCTCAAGCAAAAGTAAGCGGCTTGGTCTCTCACATTTCGACAGCAGCGAAGCTGACCGTGTCTTCATCCACACCGTCTTCACCCGACAGTGGTGCATTGTGGATGGACACCAGTCAGACGCCTAACACTCTGAAGTTCTACACAGGAACTCAGTGGCTAGAGACGGCACCTGAAAGCTCGCTCCCCACATTCACTGCACCAAACGCAGGTCAATTCGTTAAGGTAAATTCCACAGGTACCGCCCTGTCCTATGCTGACATTGACCTATCCTCCGTGGTCCCTGTAACACAGAAGGGTGCAGCGAACGGCGTTGCAGAACTGGACAGCTCTGGCCGACTGCCAGCAGCTCAGCTCCCGACCATTCTAGCTTCCGATAGTATCTATCAAAGCCGGAGCGGTGCGGTAAGCAACGCCAGCTACACAATCAAAAGGATTTATCGCCAGAAGATTCAGATTGATGCCATCAGTCTTCAGTGCTCTTCCGGCTCTGCCACATGGCAGCTTTTGGTAAACGGTGTCGCAGTGGGTTCAACCCAGAACGTCACCTCATCAGGTCTTGAGACTGTCTTGTCTACTCCACAAGAGATTGACGCCACCTCGTCTTCCAAGTCGATTGGGTATGCAATCACAAGCGCGAGCAGCTTGAACGACCTCGAGGTCACCTTGGCAATTAGCATATTGTCCAGCTAATGCGGTTTGTCCCTATTTATGAAGGACAAGCCGAGTTGGCTCAAATATGTGCAACCAAGTGTGAATGTCCTCCCTTCGCGGAGCCGAACTCGTCAATCGGCATCTGGGACAGTGAGGAGAAAAAGCTCGTTGGCGGAGTTACTTACTCTTGCTATACGGTGCGAGAAATCTGGGCGTCCATTTGGTTGGACGACAAAAGGGCCCTGACGAGGCCAGTATTAAGGGAGTTGTTTTCATATCCCTTTATTACTTGCAAGGTGGTTCGGCTTACTACTAACGCAAGACTAGGAAATGAAAAGTCGGTGAGATTAACGGAGCGTCTGGGCTTCACCAATGAAGGAAAAGTCAGACGGTTCTTTGGTGACGAAGACGAAGATGCAGCAATCATCTTTGGAATGTTAAAAGAAGAGTGTAGGTGGATTAAACATGGGTAAGAAATCAGGACCTCCGGCTCCCCCGCCGCCGCCCGATTATACAAAGCAGCGACAAAACCAGGTGAGAAGTGAGAACTATCGCCGAGGAAACATCGCTAAAGCGTACAACTCGCGAGTTGATGACTTCAACACGCAGTTGTCCGGTTTTGGCTCAACGCTTGATAACTACACCGACACAGTGTCTGGCCTAAAGCTAGGCGATGACCTTTCCGGCCTTGGTGATATTCAGACAGACCTAAAGGCTCTCGACCGCAACTTCGCTGGTGTATCACAAGGAGACGTCGACTTTCTGCAAACCAACGAAGAGCGTGTTGCAGATAACAAGCGGCGCTTCAATACGGACAAGGCTGCCTATGAATCGTTATACGCTGACGAAATCTCGGGGCAGAAGTCGAAAAAGGCCCAGCGCGAATTAGACCAGAAAGAAAACTTGCGAAAAAGAATGATTGCCGATGGCGTAGACGTTGCTAGTCCCGGCGATGTATTTAACTGGAAGAAGCAGAACAATATACCGTGGTGGGACATCAGCGGTATAAGCTCCTCAATCAGCAATACGCTCTACGGTGACTTAGGAGAAGGCATTGAGGACTTTACCTACGACCCCTACGGCGGCAGAAATTTTGGCGACACGGGGACTTATTACGATAAACTTATAGACTACGACGCTTTTGGTATGCCTGTAGACCCAGGGTTCCAAGCCGCTGGCACCTCATACGGCGGCGCTGTTGCCTATGACATGCCAACTCTGAACAAGCTGAATGTTGGTATGACGGACAGGTACCAAACTCAAATTGACGACATCGAAGCACTTATCTCTGGCCTGCGTTCTGAAGAGACCGCAGAAAAGGGTCGCATTGAGGACTTCTTTTCTGACTACGTAAATCAAGCAAACGCTGCTGACATCGACGTGGAGTTTGCCGACATCAACGATGACTTCGGTAAATACGCACGAGAACTTGCGGTAGCTCGCAACGACATCAACGCGTTTGATAGCGTGCTCGGATTTGATGACAACCGGAAGGCGGCCCTCAACGAACTTACCGAGCTGGAGAACATTATTGCAGGGCGCACATCAGCAAAAGAATTAGAGCAGGGTCGGGTCGACACTGCCTCTGGTACGGCTCGCACAGAAATAGACGACCTCATTGCATCCTTAGACAGGATGGGCATTGCCGATGCAGACGCCGAAACCATCGAGGCCCTCACTGGAAGGCTCGACACACAGCGCGGAGCATTGCGCGACTTTGAGAGCGACTTGGACTTTAACTTCTCCAACGAGCTTGCAGACCTCTATGACCTAGACGAGGACATTTACTCTTTGGGTCAGCAGCGGGCTGCTGAGCAGAGCCGCCTCTCTGGCCTTGGTCGCAACTTCCAGAACCGCGCAGATTCCCTTGGCCGCATAAGTGACCGCCAGGACATGTATAACCTGTCTGAAATCGAAGACCTACAGGACGCGCTATCTGCCCTTGAGGCAGATATTGGTGGCGTAACGTCCGACCTGTCCACAGACTTCTCCGGTGCATCCGCAGGGTTGTCTGGCGCGCGAGCATCCCTTGATGAGCTGCTTGGAGGGCGTAACCAAGCCCTTGAGGCACAAAGGAACGTCGTGGCCGAGCTCCTCTCTGGCCGCGTAGACGACCCGACAACTGATATTGATGAGTCCCTGGCCGGGCTACAGGACATAGCATTGTCTGATGAGTCCGGGCTTATGAGTCGACGTTCAGATTTTGAACGTGAGCTGGCCGACCTGGGCCGATTCCAGGGCGGTACAACAGCAAACGTCAACGCTATCGAAGATGCTATTGGTCAAGTCGACGCCCGCTTGAGAGAGCTAGGTGGTGAGCGTGGAGGCATTGAGTCTGACGCATTGGCATCACTGCAAGACATCAGGAACCGTGAGTTCTTTAATCCCTCAGACGTGGACACTGCGCGGCAAGAAGTTGAGCAGATACGTCAGCGAGCCGAGACCTTCGGTGCACAACAAGCAGCAGACGAGCTTGCCGCTCTTGAGCAAGTCCTTGCCAAAGAAAGCAATCGACTGGCAGGCGATGCTGACGAGGTCGCGTTCCGTGAAGGCCAAGGCGCTGCGGAGATTGAGGCGCTGATTGACCAGTTCGGTAACTTGCAGTTCCCAAGCGTAGGAGACGCTAACGACGTTATGACAGAAGAACAATTAAACGCCTTCCTGGCCAACCAGTCTGAGGAAGACGAATTGCTCAACATGCTTAACCAATCATCGTTTGCGCAGAACATTGCGCTAGGAAGGAACTAGACTATGGTCGCGTTCTCAACAGCCTTCGCTGTAGGCTCATCTGTTGCAGGCATGTTTGGCTCCAATAAGGCAGCCAAGCAACAAGCCAAACAACTGGCGTATCAAAATGCGGTAGCAGAACAAGCTCGCAAAGATAACCTGTCCAATGCAGCAGCAATGACAGAGCTTGGCGCATACAACATGCGTATTGCAGAAGAGCAAAACGAATACCGCCAAGAGCTTGCTAGGCAACAAAACCTCGCCGAACAAGAACGTCAACGCTATTTGCGCGGATTTGATGTTCGTAATGAGGAGCGCCTTACCGACCAGATAAACAGAACTGTTGGTCGCCAGGCAATGACCGATGAACTAGAGGGTGACCGACGCGAGTTTGAGCTCGAGCGGATTGCTCGAGACGATAAATTAACGCGACAAGAGCGTGAGTTTGCTCTAGCTGAACTTCAGCGTGAGCGCGATAGAGCGCGACGTCAGCGCCGTGAAGAACAAAGACGAATGGACCGGGGTGACCAGGTTGTAGCGGACGAATACCAGGAACGTCTACGTCGTCTGGACGAAGACAAGTTGGCGCGACAGGAAGAGCGACGCTTTGAAATCGACCGCCAGAACCAAGCAATCGGTCAAGCCGTAGACACTCGCAACCGCATGCGCGGTGTACTCGATGAGTACGGTCGCATCACCGCACCAGAGCTCGCTGGCGCAGATGACATATCTCGTCTGTCTAACCGCTACTACGACCAGTACAGTCAAGAGGTAGACCAAGCACTCGACAGAAACCTGTCTACACTAGAAGCCGACCTTATCAGGAAAGGCATGCAAGGCGGTGGCTCAAGCAACGCGCAGCGTGCAGAGATATTGGCACGGATTGCTCCTCAGTTCATGCGGGCTCGTGCTGATGCAAACACCCAAGCTGGACGTGAAGTGGCGGCAGAAAATCAAATCGCACAAGACCGCTTCAAGAACCTACGTGAAGCCCTCGGCGTTAATCTTGATGCTGAGCAGCAAGTAGGCACAACTGGCCTTGATATTCAGGCTCGACTCAGCAACCCAAGCACATCTGGCGTCTTAGACCGTGATGTTGGTAGCGCTTACAACGCATACACATCGCGTGGTCCGAGCACATCTATGGTAGGGGTGAGTGGGCCGTTGGATATTGACAGTCAAATCCGCTCCATCGGAAACCTGTCTCAAGGGTATGGAAGCACACTAAATATGCCGACACTGAGCATGGCAGGCACGCAAGCCTCTGGTTATGCAGCGATGCCAAACCTCAACACACCAGACGCCAACACTTTCTTCCAGCAAGGCTCGACTGCTCTTAACTCAAATGCAACGAACGCGCAGGCGTCTGCCGATAAGGCTTACGACCGAACCGCAGACGCGTATAGAGCAGCGGGTAGTGCGGGCGCTGATGTTGTTACAAGTCTCGGGAGTTTCTTAGATGAAAAGAAACCCGGCGGCATTTTTAACGGTTAGGAGATAAGTAATGGCATTCGGTGGATACGCTTACGAAGGTTATCGGGACCGCACAGACGAATTGGAAACCAAGCGTCTGGACGTCGCAAAAGCCTATGAGGACTTCAAGAAGAATAACCCATACGCCACAGCGACAGAGCTGCAATCGGCCATCAACCAGATAGCTGGTGGGAATCCTTATCTGCGTGCTGCGGGCGGAAATCGCCAGGCTGTAGACGAAGTCGCAAAGCGTAACCGCGAGGCACGCCTTGAAGCAGAGCGCACGCGCATGGGTCAAGACATGGACTTCATGGACAGGCGCAAGAAAGAAATTCGTGAGCAGCTCTATACTGGATACCTCGACACAGGGAACTTTGGCTTAGCAAAAGACCAGGTCTTAAAGAGGCTAGAGCTTGACACCCCGTCTTCTGAGTATGCGTCCCTGGCGATGCCTGAGCTCCAGAACTTCGTCAACAATCTGGACAACAACGTAGAGAACCAGTTTGTCCGTCGCTACCTTGATGACAACCAAGACTCAATGACACAGGTCATTGAGAACTTTGGCACCTATGATGATTTTGCAACGGGCCTCGCCAACAAAGGTATTGCAAATGCGCCTGCATTCAGAACAGCTTTCACCAACCAAAAGAGCAAGTTCGACGAAGCCAAAAGAGCAGAGATGTACCAGCAAGTAAGAACGCTGGCCTCTGACCCTAATGCAATCAATATGTACCGCGATGGGCAGCTTGAGATGATTATGCCTGAGCTGGGCCGCTACGCTAACGCAGACCCTCAAATCAAGACATTCATCAACAACGCGATTCAAACTCAGCAGCAGACGCTCCATACCGAAACGATAGGCAAGTCTCGTTCCGAGGCTATGACGTATGCCAAGAATCAGTCTGAAGCAATATCCGAGAGAATGAAGAATGCCATCAACTTGGATAGCTACCCACAAGGTGTGCAAGACGCCATCAGAGCCATCTCTACTTCCTATCGTCCAGCAGGTGCAGGCGGCATATCAGGAGTTATTGCTGCTGCGCAGCAGTTGGTAGACGAAGACGACATCACGTATGACGACGCGGTAAACAAAATCCTCCAGTCCGCTGGGGGACAGTTGGTGCCTATCGCCGATTACGAGTCTAGGCTAGTGGACTCATACGTTAGTGCAACGGGCCGCCCAAAAGCCATGACCACCGCCAGCGCCTACTCAAAAGAGATGTTCGGCGACAGCGGAAACGAGGGAGAGATAGGCGTTCGCGTTCGAGAATCAGCCGACCGAACCGCTAAGGTCGCTCAGCCTACCGATGATTATCTCGCGGGCAAGATGAACAAGATGCAGTCTCGCTTTGGTCCTCAAGCATACCAAGCTCACATGGCAGATATTGATGCTGAGTTGGCCAGGATTGACAGAGACATCCAGCAAATCAATGGCGCTGTAGCATACGGCCAAAACCAAGCAAACTTCCTGGCGACGTTTGACGGCGACTTTAACGCGCAGATGATAACCGCGAACAACGCCTCCGGCGAAACTGCGAAAGCCACACTTGAGCAGCAAAAGATGATGCTTCTGGAACGCAGAGCGAGCGTCGAAGGTCAGCTTGACCTTGCGAGCCGTCGAGTAGCGGGCGGACTAACAAACAGAGATATTAGCGATGCTGACATCCAGCGCCTTGCTGAGGAAGTCCGTCGGATGGGTGGTAACGCTCAGTCGTTCTCGGCTCCTGGCCGCAGGGTGAACCCTCGAAGCAATCAACGTCCATCAAACAAAATGTTCGACACCATTATGGACCAAGCTGGCCTTATCAGAACGACACCTCTGAACCGATACGGTCGACCTGATGGCGCGGATGCCAAAGCGGAGGAGGCAGAGTTACGCCGCCGCATAATTGAGGCTCTCCAATAAGGACGACCACATAGCAGGTTCTCCAGTAGTTTGGTGGAAATATCCACTAAACCGGAAACTGGAGTACCGACGTGGCAAATGAGTTTGACAACAACTACAACACCGACCTGTTCAGCTTTGACGAAGAGGTCAGTGATGTCTCTTCCTACGACTCAGGCACATTAAGCACCGCAACTGGACTGGACGCATTTCGCGACCCGCGTTTTATCGCTGAGCTGCGCGAATACTATTCCAAGAAAAGCCAATACTTCGATAATGACGCCGACCTGATTGATGAGTTTTACTCTGACCAGACGTGGGCATCTATGAACTCCGTTTCACTGGCCAAGCAGGTTGGTGAGGCATACACATCAGACGACAGACAAGTCACTCTCATGCGCCGCATGAAAGAGGTTTATGACAGCACGCCCAACTTCTATGAAGAAGGCGGACGCGGTGCTGCTGGGCTTGGTCAAAACATTCTCGCTGCCGCAGCCGACCCACTTAACCTAATTGGTTTCGGGGCTGGTGGCGCAGCAGCGAAAGCTGCAATCAGAACTGGTGGCAATGCTGTAATGCGTAAAGCGGTTACGGCTGGTGCCAAAGGCGAGGCAGCCGCCGGGGCACTGACTGAAGGCGCATTCAATGCGCTCGAGCAAGTCCGAGACCAACAGGTTGGTCTACAGGACGGGTTCAGTGTTGGCGAACTTGCTGGAGCAACAGCCCTTGGTGGTGCTCTTGGTGGTGTAGCTGGTGGCGTATTTGGTGCCGCTGGTGGCGCTTATCAAAAGATGGGCCGCAATGTAGCCGCACCAGGAACCATCGCTCGCGAAAATAAAAAGCTCGCAGACTTGGGATACACCGAAGAAGACATCCTGCAAATGCCGCAGCCATACGTGGGTCAAGTCCTCAAGACTGACTTGCAGCGTTCAGCCAACCCAGACTTTATTGAAGAAGAAGTACCCGAAGTTGATGCGGACGTTGATGCAGGCGCACAACAAGCAGCGGAGATTGACGGAGACAACCGCACTGGCATCGACGTAGGGCGCGAGATAAACGTAGCCGCGATTGATAATGAGATTGCCAGAGCGGCTGAAGACCTGCGCGACAACCTTGATAACCCAGGAAACAAGGAAGCAATCCAGGCAAGAATAAACACGTTGACGGAGATGCGTAGCCTTGGCGACCGCATGAATAACTACCAGGCCGAGATTGCCGATAACTTTGCTTCAAACGAACCAGCGCGAATAGACAAAGCACGCCGACTCAACACTGAGTTAAATAATCTGCGTGCGCTGTACGACCAGGCAATCGAGAACGGTGACCCTGGAATCATAGAACGTCTACGCAAGGCAGAAGCCGAGTTTGCTGCGAAGAAGAAAAAAGAAGACGCAACCCCGGAAGCAACCGAGGCAGCCCCGGATGTAGAAGCTCAGGCGGAAGAAGCTCCCGCCCCGAACCTGGACGACTTTAAGTTCAGCCGTAACTCAGTCAAAGAAAAAGCGGTTGGCGCAGGGCTCACTCCAGAAGACTTCGCTGGCCAGACACCATCAGGCAAGAATGGATTTACCATTGCCGACGTAAGGAAGATTGCCAAGAACAAAGGTGTTGAGGTACAGACAGCAGCACGCCCAGCGGATGCAACTCCAGATGTAGTAGCTGACGTAGCCGACGAAGCGGTCGAGCAGCCAGCAGACATCAACTATCGGAGCGACAACCAACGCAAGACCATGACGAAGATGCTAGAAGATGCTGGCATGGACGAGGATGACTTGCGTGCGATGATTGCCAACGGCGATATTGATACGACCGATAGCGGCGCTCTTACTACGCAATCAACCAAACAGCTCCGACAAGCCACAAAAGAAGCGCGGGATTCAGCGCGACTGGGCGAAGGTCTCGCAGAGCGCGCCCTGAATGCGCTTACACCTATCCGCGAAAAGCTGGGCGATGATGGTTTCTTTACCCTGCTTGAGCAAGAGCCTCGTGTTATCAGGGAAATCTTACGCAAAACAGACCCCAAGAATGCAGACGAGCTGATGGATGCGGTAGAAGCTGAGCTTGCTCAGTCTGCATTCCAGTCTCGCGCCAACTTAACAAAGACACAAAAGCGTCGCGCAAAGATACTCAAAGAGAACCTGCTGGCAAACAACCCCAGCATGGACGAGGATGTCGCAACGACAATCGCAGAGGGTCAAGCACTGTCCGAGAGCTTCTTGCCCAAGCCTGAGCCTAAAAGCCAAACCAGTAGTCCACTCGGAAGTCCCCCAGTTGAAACAACTGCTGGCCGCACATCCCGTGGTCGTCTACAGAGCTTCCTGCGTCGCAACACAGATATAGGCGACGGGCGCACAGTTATCGGCCCAGCACCCAAGGTCATCAAAGGAACCGAAGGCGCAAAGGGTAACACCATTTATGGTGCAGACCAGGCAAGAGCTTACGCAGAGCGTGAGCTAATGAAGGACGTTACCGACCCGGACGGTAAAACCCGGACTCGTCGCGAGCAAGACATGTCACCCGTCTCTTACGTCTCCACTGGCGGAGAAGAAATCTTTGGTGGTGCGGCAACAACCAAGTCACTCCCGGGTGGCCGTAAAGCAGTCAAGCGTGAGCGAGCCGAGTATGGCAAGGGATACTTTTACGACCCCGTCACTAAGCAAAACTACAAAGATGAAGCGCTCATGCGCTACATGCGTGGCGAAGCCGAGAGTGCACCCAAAGCTGACGTAAACATCGACGAGCCGTCTATGCCAGAGCGTAGCCGTCTTACTCAGATTGCTAACGACTTTGTTGATGGTCATGGTGACCTTGACCGTTTGATTGCAGAAGTCAACGGCGTTGACACTAAAAGGGTCAAAGGCGAAGTATCTGGAAATGTACCTGACGTTCCGAACATAGACGCAGACGGTAGAATCCTGGCCTTACGTCCCGTTGACCCGGACAAACCCATCCGTGTGATTTCGCAGAAACAACTCCAGTCTGGTGCTGACATCAACACGTTGCTCGGCAAGTCCAGCATCAAGGACTTTGAGGTTGGTTACGTAGACGGAAGCGCAACCTACGGCACAAAGCTCGCTGAGAGTTCCTTTGAGCCATTCACGCCTGGTGCCAATGCACCAGCGCGTGCATTCATTAGCTCATACGAAGCATCTAAAATTCCAGTGGAAATCGCTGACGCAGACCTTGATGTGCTGCTGGATATGGCCGAACTAATCCCCGTGGGAGACAACCAAAGTCAAAACCCGTTTGCATTGTTGGGTAGGCTCAAAGGTGCTGAGATTAACAAGCAGCGCCTAGACACCATCTTGCGAACAGCGGAGATGTCTGTTGGCTGGCCTAACATAGGCAAGGCAAATGGTGGTGGTATCAACTTAAACAAGCAAGGCAACGTCGTTGACTTTGTCCGCGCTATGTATGAGTTCCGAGCCAAGTACATTCCAGAAGAAATCCGCTTGCCGACTGAGGCTCTCAAGGAGAGTCAGCGTCAATTTAAGGTGCACGCGATTAACTTCAACGCATCAGAAAAGAAAGAAGGCCGCCGCCTTCTTGAGGTCCTGTCTGGTGCTGGCAAAGGGTCACCTAAATTTGGTGAGCCTGATGTTGCTGGCGCAAACGGTATGTACCGCCCTGAACAAAACACCGTCCAGGTTGCCGCAGAACAAGTAAACCCGATGACGCCACGTGTTCACACAATGGTGCACGAGCTTGCTCACTGGGCATACAATAACGTCCTCTCCAATGAGGACAGGCTCACGTTCTGGGATGGCATGCAGAAGTACATGAATGAGGGCAGAGCTGACGAAGACGCAATCCTCGACATGAATGTACCTGACGCACAACTGGCCGGAGCCATGCGTTTGCGCAAGGACACGCGTTCGCCCCAAGAATTTTTCGCAGACCAGTTTATGATTTGGGCTAACCAAGAGCGTCTGTCACCCAAGTTCCGTGACGTTGCTTATTACGAAAGAATGAGCCAGTACGTCAGCCCTGAATGGTGGGGTGAGGTCTCACGTTACATTCGTAATGTCGTCGACCAAATGATGAACCCGAACAAGGTCGATGCAGACCTGGTTCCCTTGTTCTCCAAAATTATGCCCGAGCCAGAGCGCGCAGTCGCAGCTCAGGGAGGCGTTGATGCGCCTTCGTCTGCTGGCGGTAAAGCACTCGTCCGCAGGATGGTGGACTTCCAGCTCATTGCAGATGACCTAATCGAAGCAATAGAGCTAGACAGCCCCGAAGGCATACTGCACCAAGCACAAGAACTGGCTAACCGCCTGTATGGTTTGGTTGGAGCAGGCTCGGATAACACATCCTTTGGTTTAACTAAGAAAACAAACGGGCTGTCACGCACCCTGTATAAGCGCATCTATGACGCGCTTGATATGCCGGAAGAGGTTGTTGCCTCGGGTGAGTTCGATGAGTTCATGAGAACTGACGCTTACCTTTCTGGTATTGAGCGCCGCGCAGAAAGTGTGCTCAAGGCAGTTGATGGAATACTTGACGGAGAGACAGACGGTCAGGCTATGTCTGCATTCGAGATTCTGGACATTATGATTGGAGAGGGCCGTAAAACCTTCAACAACCTGCCAGACGAGGCATCTAAAATCCTGCCAGACCTATCCTTGGCACCTCGACCGAAGCCACACCCGTATCGTGAGAAGATGAAGGCTATTGGCAGGAACGCCAAGCGCCGCCGCAATGCTGAGAAGCGCCCAGCCAAGACAGAGGCGCAAGTCAAACAGCAGGCTATAGAGCCAGATGTTACGACAACAGCTCCTACCGAAATGGAGGACACGTTCTCTCCTCGCGTTGCGTCTACAGACAAAATCCAGCGTGCGTTCGACCAGAACAAAAACGACTACGGTCGTCAGCTTGGGATGGAGTTGCTTCATAGGCAGCGCGCCGAAGTTCAGGACCCATCTATTACAGAGACTGGGGTCACCGACCAAGTCGTAGCTGATGCAGTAGGCACTGAGGTGACTTACACCGTAGGCGTAGACAAAGACAGCGTTACACCGTCTGGCCCGTTCGCACTTCGCGAAGCACAAAGCCAGCTTTCGCAGCGCAACCCTGTAGTCGCCCACGGCATGAGAACATTGTACTCACGCATTAACATCCTGACTGGGATGCAAGAAGGCGAGATGACTATTGGATTACTCAACTCAATAGGCGGAGACTATTCGCGAGCCACCGATACAGAGATGTTTATGGGTGACTATGCTTCTGACTCCTTCAAGAACGCCCGCAATAACCTCCGAAAAATCGCTGTAAAGATTGAAGCGTCGGACGAAAGCGCGGTAGACGACTTGATTGACCTGGTTATCGGCTCAGAATTGGTTGAGGTTGGTGATGTCCAGGACGTATTCGGTGTAGAAACACGCGAGCAAGCCATCAACATCATTAAATCAAGCATGAGAAAAAGCTCTAACAAGCTGAATCTGAGCAATGACGCCATCGAGATGGTTGAATATGTGTCAGAAAACATCGCTTATTTGACAAACGGTATAATGCCAAACGAGTTAAAGCTGGCTCACCCAATGATTGACCGCTTTGGCAACATGTTCTCGCCGCCGGAGGCATCGTTCTCCAGCCTACCTGGCCGCTCGACTGTCATACGCGAACGCATGTCTACACCGATGGCCGCTGAGTTTGCTGGTGAGGCGTTCAGCACAGCGACTCCGGGTCGCAAGAACGCAATCCTAAACTTCGTGGGTAACGGCGTAGGGGGCGGTGATACACCAGTCCCATACTTCGGTGGTCGCACAAAAGGTGGTGTGGTTAAACCAGAGAAGACTGGGTTTGGTCGTGCCAAACGCGTATTCATGGACGCATCCGATGTGGACGAACGAGCTGGGCTGACTGCTGAAAAGATTGCGTCAATCATGGAGGGCCAGAGTGAGGAAGCTATTGCTGACATGCAAGGGCTTCTCGAGTCTAGGGCTCGCTTCCAAGAGTTGTCTGCAAAGATGCGTGACCGCGCTGAGCAGGGCGAGAACGCTGACGTGTTCTCCGCCGAAGCAGAGATAGCTGAGTACCAGATTAGTGAAATAGACAGGGAATTGGACAGTCTATTCCCTGGGCAAAAATCTGCGGAACCTGTCTATATCAAAGCAGAGAGCGTCGCCCACTTCGACGACGCCGTGTCATACGACATGAGAGACAGCAGCTTAATCAATGCCATCGTCAATGACCTGATGGCTCGTGATGCTGGCGTTACCCAAGAGAAACTGCGGCTCGCCGCTGAGGGTCTTAGTCAAGAGATGACAGGCACTGAGGCTCACGCTTGGTTGAAGGGACTAATAGACCCATCCGCCAAGAACCCCGCCACAGCGGAACGTGAAATCCGCACAACACTGGGCAACATTGGCGTCGACAGTGTGACTGAGACTGTGGACGGTAAGCGTTCATTGGTCGTGTTCCATAACGAAAACGTCCGCCCGGTAGACGACACCTACTTCGACAACACGAGCATTGACAGTGACATTGGCTTCGGCGCTAAGCCCGCCATTCGTGCAGTAAATAATGCGTTTATGTCTACAGCGTTTGAGGGTCTTCAGCTAAACGGACAACACGCAACGTCTCTTGGTGTAGCGCTTGACCAGTCAGGCATGGCTCCGTCTGCCACTAGCGGCATGATTAAGATGTCGAAAGGCAAGGTGCCAGACTCTCGCGAAGCTGGGGCAATGGGCCGACTTTGGAACAAAGGGTTCCTTGAAAACTCAGAGCGTCTGCGTCGTGATGGACTAAATTGGTTTGCTGATTGGATTGCGCCATCGCGCGAGGCAGGCACAGGTCACTTTGAGCGCGTCAACGGCAAGACAGGCAGCATACTTGTGCCACTGTTCAAGCAGTTGCGTAGCCTCAAGGACAGCCCTGGAACTCTAAACTCATGGCTCCGTTCGCAAACTCAATACACGTTCATGCCTGAGAAGTTCCGCGCAAAACAACCTGGTTCTCACAGGAAAATTGTGAACGCACTGCGCCGACCAACGGGCAACCGCTACGAGCAAAGCATGGACGCAGCAGAACGAGCTGCATACAAAAACATCCGGGGCATCTTTGACCGTCTACACGGAGAGATGAAGGACCAGGGCGTTATGATTGGGGCGGTAAACAACTACTTCCCACAAGTCTGGAATGTCGAGAAGATACGTCAGAACGAAGACGCCTTCCTCAAGTCCATGGCCAACTATTTCAAGCGTGAGTCTATGGATAGAGACGCCCCCTTGAATGATAACCAGGCGCTAGAGACAGCCCGTCGTGTTATGGGCAACCTCATCGACGACGATGGTGTCTACACACCACCGCCTACTGGCGGCAGTCGCGACGTCACTGGTGACCATCTTGATTACCAGCGCCTCATTCGCCTAGATAAGTTTGTGGAAGAGCTCGACGATGTTGGAAACTATTTAGAGGATGACCTCGAGGCCATCATGTCTAAGTATGTGGACGGTGCTGTTCGTCGCATCGACTTCTCTCAGAAGTTCGGTCAACAATCGCACGGCTTCCATGACTATATGTTAGTCATAGAGGACTCGGGTGACATGACCCAGTCTATTGGCCACCTGCTGTCAACGAACAAAATAGCGAAGCGCGAGCTTCGTTCATTCGAGAGCAACACTAACGATACCGTAGACATTGGCAGTCTGGAGCGCATCACACCGATGCCGTTCCAGGACCGTGCTGGTGGTGTCGAGGCTGCAAAAGAAGCAATCAGCCGTGCGCAAGAAGGAAGCGCTGCGGTAAAAGATTATCTGATGTCTCTCGACACAAGCACAAACGCAATAGACAAAGGGGTCTATGAGAAGCGCGTGGATGCTATCACTGGCGCAATCATGGATAGACAGGCTCTTGGAAGCCGTCCGCACGCTGATGTGGTCAAAGGTGCCAACGGCGTTATGCGCGCGATTATGCGCAAACCAGTTGATGCCTCTTCGGTAAACTTCTCTGGCGCTCATACCTTCTCCAAGAACATGCGTAACTTTAACTCGGTGACATTGTTGGGCTTCACAACCCTCACGTCATTAGGTGACCCTGCACTGTCCGCCATCAGAACTGGCAGCCTCAAGTCTTGGTCTCAGGGTATGGCTAAATACGCCGCAGACCCACACTACAGGGACTTCATCAGGTCTTCTGGGGTTGCGATTGAGAACATTGTTCACGAGCGCATGACGGGTCTCTATGGCTCTGTATCGTCCAAGAACACTGTCGCATTCTTTAACGGCACAATGCTCACACCATGGACAAATACACAGCGTGAGATGGCTGGGGCAGTTGGCTTTGAGTGGTTCAAGTCTGAGTTCAACCGAGCGATTACGAACTTCAACCCGCAAGCGCCACTGACCGCCCAGAACCGGACGTTCAAGAAAGCGTACCGCATCCTCCGTCGTTACGGCTTGGATGATATGCTGGCTCAAAACCGTCGCATCGACAACGTCTCTGACTTTAACGAGATGCCTGAACTTCGCTCTGCAATTAACAAGTTTGCTAACGAAAGCATCTTCACACCTAACCCCAACGACATTCCGTTGTGGGCTCAGACACCCGTCGGTGCCATGATATTCCAGCTCAAGTCATACCCACTTATGCTTCAGCGCATGGTGGGCGACAGCATCAAGCAGGCCACACAAGTCGACCCCGTAACAGGTGGTGGACGTCGTTTTGGTCCTCTCCTGATGCTGGCCTCGGTGGCTCCTGCTGCGGGTGCCGGAACTCTGGCCGTCAAAGACGTGGTGCAGAGACGTGGTGAGGACGGGGACAATCTACGAGAACGCTCTGCACAAGAAATGGCAGAACGTCTTGGTTTCGACCCTGGCTTACACGGAGACGTAGACGCATTCTTGGGTTGGTATCTGGAAGGCTTTGTGATGCTCGGTGGCTTGGGCCTCCTCGCAGACATGATGTATCAGACTACTGAACAAGTTGACCAAGGCGGTGCCTACGGAGCCATGCGAACAGCAGGTGTTGCAGGCGGTCCTTGGGTAGGAACCTTGTGGGCTGGATATGACGTTGTATCTGGTGGTTGGGATGCCGCAATGCGCGGAGATGAGAACGGCACAGGCAAAGAAAGAAATGCCATGAGAGCAGTTGCTCAACGTATTCCTGTAGCTGGTGGCATCAGAAGTCTCAGAGAAGACCTCGTAGACAAGGTGGCTGGAGAACCAACGAAACCAGGCAAGAAGTCATCAGGCTGGAACACTAACTGGACTAAGGATTGGGACTAAACTTTTTCCGAATGAGTATGGAGCCGTCTTCCTTCTTGATGAAGACAAGTTCGTCTCCATGCTCCCAGCCTATGTCATCGAGGACATCCGACATGTCTAAGAACATCGCGCCTTCTTCTGCCTCGCGGACAGTCACATGCCACATCTTAATCAAGGTCTAGTGCCTGCTCTATAGCGCCGACATAACCAACAATATCAACCAAGCTGTCTCTATGTGCAGGGGTCGGAACAGTGCGAGCAACCTTTAGCAATATCATCATCATACCCACGTCGTGCATGCCGACCTCAATGCCTAAGTAAGTGCTCCACATCTCGGCGATGCGTTTTAGATTATCCCGAGGATGACCGTAGCTCTCACCACGTTCTTCAATAACATCAATCGCGTCTTGTAATATCCTACTCATCGCCAAACTCCAGTGTTGTTTTTAGTCTTTCTTTTTCTGTCTCCAGCTCTTGTATTTCTACCCGAACCTCAGTCAGTCGCTCTCTTGTGTAGCGCCGCTTGTCCATCACCTTGATGAGAGAGTCAGAAGGTTTTTTATCACTCTCCCCCATCTGGCCAATCCGCTCGCTCATACTCACCACTTGATGACTGAGCTTTATCTCTTCACACTTTGACTGCCCTAACTGCTCGATAACTTTGTCGAGAGTAAGCAGTCTCTCTAAGTAACTCACAATGCTTCCTCCATCTTCAGCCTGACCCAGTCATCACAAGGGTCGCCGCATATTTTTTTATGTAAGGTGCACTTCCACCCACCGTCTTCGTGAGCACGAGCGTGGTCGCATGTCCTGCAAATCGCAGGTATTTCTTCGTCTGCCTCGTCTGTCCAGCACAAGGCTTCTCGGTCACACCAGGAGCAGGGGAACTTCCCTCGCTCTCTGCGTAGACGAACAGCGCTGCCAGCAAGAACGCGGTTGGCTTTGTCTACAATGAACGCGTAATCCAAGTCATCGAACTCAACAACCTCACAGTGGTAAGTGCTGTTGTTCTTGTTGTAAGCAATGAACAGCGCCTCTTTAAGGGTGCCGCTCATGCCCATCATCATCTGGACTTGCTCATAGTAGGTTTTGTTTGCGGCCTTGATGCCACGCTTGACGAACTCTTTGTGCTTCTTATCGTTCATCGACTTAATCTCTAGTAGGGATAAGCGACCAAGACCAAGGTCAATCATGCCATCAGCATGAGCCTTGATGTGACCGCCAATATCCTTCCACTCAAACTGGCGTCCGGTGAAGTCATCCTTCTCCATGACGTGATAGCCAGCCTTCTTTAGGTGACCAACAACCAAGTCCTCAATGATGTGACCAAGCTGGAATATGCGCAGTACATTTGGAGGGAAGGGCTTTTTAGGATAGCCGCGCAATCCCATCTGCAAGTAACCTTCGCACTCATTGCCAATCATTGACGCGCCAAGATAAGCCCTGTTCTGGCTCTTCTCGACTTCGGACTCATCTATTTTTTCTACAATATCTTCCATAAAAAATGGGGACGCCCTGTTCTCAGTGACAGCTCAGTCAGGACGCCCCCTACCTTTCTAGTTAATAAGGGGGGTTAATTAAAAAGGTATATCATCGTTGGGCATCGCGCCTGTAGACGCTGTACCCTCGGGAGCCGATGCCGAGCTGCCAGAACTCATGCGAGGTGCGTCCGACTCTCCAAGCTCGACGTTACCGTCAAGCGCAAAATACGCACCACTGTTACGCGGCTGACCACCACCAGGTCGGGTGTTGCCATCCGAGTCCCGCCAGCTATCGCCTTGCTCAACACGAACACCCAACTCAAGACCAACCAGAGACGCAATGTCACCTGGCTTATCAGGAGTGGCGTGACCACCGTGCATAAGCAAAGACTTGAGACGGGACAGACCAATCTCCTGTGCCTTTGGGTTTTTGTTGACCACGTTAATGCGGTCAATCACATACTGGCCTGCATCATTAGCGAGTTTGACCTCGATGTATTTGCCGTTGCCAGCCTTCGTTGATTTGATAGTTGCCTCAGATACTTTCACTGCGTGATTTCCAGGGGTGAGCGTTGCGCGTCCACCACCTTCATCCACAGAACCAAGGTCAATTTTATCGAAACTCCAATCAGACATATTTTACTCCGCTGCTTTCAGTTGACTGTCGTCGCTACTCATACGCTTGAGAAGCTCAACAACATTGCCGCTTTTTTCTACGGCTTTGAGGCGACCACGAGGGTCGCGGGTTTTGCCATGCCATCCGCGCACAGAGTCGGTAATGATTTGGCGAGATACGGTGACAGCTCCACTGCTTTCATCCGTAGAACGTAGGCCACAGAAGACGTGGTCAAACAAGGCTGGCAACTTCTTGGCCACCTTGGTTTGCGTGACCATCGGCCAATACTCAATGGCGTCATTGTCATTCTTTTCCTCTTTGGCGAGGCACGTGACGTAGACTTCGTAAGGTAAGTCACGAATGAACTTGAGCGCACCAATCATCTGACGCTCATAGTCCTGCCACTTACGCATGTCGGTAGGGCTGTCGAACTCTTTTTCGACGTCCGCCATACAGCGGTCAGACATCTCAGTCAGGCTGTCGATGCAAATCCACTTGTACTCTTCCTTCTTAAACTCGTCACTCTTGACCAGTCGCAGAATGTCTCTGAAGCAGTATTGCCCCTCTTCGAGGTTTGGGTGGTACTTGCTGTCCCAACCAACGAAGTCAACGACATCAATGTCCACATCGGACAGGCTGGCAAGACCACTCTCGCCAGAGATAATTAGCCCCTTACCATACTCTTCAGCATAGTAGCGGCATTGGTAGGTCTTACCCCACCCGTGGTGTCCGTAAAGAAGCGTCTTGTGGTGCTTCATTCCGGCGTTAGATGTTGAATTAAATAATCCCATCATCGGCTCCTAGTTATGGTTACTGCGGACTTTTGGCTAACTACATTTAATGCTGGCCGAAGCTCGTCTTGCTCGCTTGCGGTCAACCCCGTCTCAAATGTACGACGGTCCACGCTTAGATTTTTCTTAACGTGGGTGGGGAGATTGCTTGACTGAGCAAATATCTCCTCCAGTTTGACGCTGTCCCAACGGAACTGATTACGTCGTTTGACTTTGACGTCGAAGCCATGTCCGCTCATGTCGACATCATCGTCAGGATTCTCTTTTACATTCACAGTCATTTCGCGAATGCGGTGGAGTGCTTCATTGCGTGCCTCAGAAAGAGACTCGATTTGTTCTTCCAGTTTGTGAGCCTCACTCACCCACTGCTGAAACTCTTTGCTCTCCACATACCAGACACCGCCACGTTTCTCAGCGTGCCATTCGGTAACAGGTTTTGTGAAGGGAGTTTTGGGCGCACTACTGGCGCTTGGTTTCCGTAATTTCATAATAACCTCAATTTAATCTTGATTAAGAGACCTAAAGGTGTCATGTTTGCACTACAGTGTCAACTAATAATCACCAAAGGGTGTCAATATAATGTCTTTCGATATAGAACGATTAGTCGCTGATTGCGGCGGAGCCTCAGCTCTGGCGCAACAGTTAGGGGTGTCAAGGACGACGCCCTACAGATGGATAAATCAAGGGATGATTTCAAGCCGCATGCTGGCGCGGATTAAGCAATGCCAGCCAACTATTAGTATTGATGATTACATAGAGGGGAACACCAATGACCAAAGACGCAGTCCTGAACGCAGCTCTGGAATATCTGGATGAGGGGTTATCAGTCATCCCTATACACGCGGACACGAAGCGTCCGGCAGTTAAGTGGAGGGACTACCAGACCCGTCTTCCTACGGAAGAAGAAGTCACTGATTGGTTTACGATGTGGCCCGAGGCCAACATCGCGGTCGTTACGGGAGAAATATCGGGCGTCGTCATTGTTGACTGCGATAATGATGCTGCGCTCAATGCGGCGATTAGCTGCGGAATGCGCTCGCCCATCTCCGTATCGACGAAGAGGGGATGTCACCTCTGGTTTACTCATCCTAAAGATGGCAAGAGACGGGGCCCGAGAGCAGGGAATAACTCGACTGGTGCAGACTGGCCAAGAACGTCAGGGCTGGATTTCCGAGGCGACGGCAGTTACGCGCTTCTACCGCCTTCTAAGGGGTATCGGTGGAAGGTAGCCGAGAGCTTCGACCGTCTGCATGACCTGCCAATGTGGAAGGACTGGGTAGGTACTGAGCAACTGAGTACCGCCAACGCCGACAACTTCTCATTCGGCGACCTTAATCTAGCAGACATACGCTTTGACCCAAGCAGGCTACTCACTGAGTGGGAGCGAACCGAAGCCTTTATTAAGGACAAGGGATTTACTAGCGGCAAGATACCTAGCGGCGAAGGCAATGCCCGTAACGATAGGGTGATGCGCTACGCCAGCGAGTCCGTCCTTACTGGTGCATTTGGCCCAACTCTTCGCGTTAAGTGTCGCGCATTCATGGACCACTTCTTTGAGTCGCACCTTGGCGACAAGGAGTTTGAGGACACACTTCTTAGTGTCGAGCGTATGGAGCGCCGCAATCACCCAGAGCGGTTTGATGCGCAAACAGGTGACTACATATATAAGAGGCCAGACATTGAGGTGTTCGATGGAGAGGCGCGTGAACGCAAACTGATTACCGTATCAGACAGCGAAGCTCTGCTCGAGGCAGGCAAGAACCGTGAATACTTTATTGAACCATGGTTGCGTCCGCAGACAATCATTCAAGTCCATGGGTACAGTGGCAGTGGCAAGACGATGTTCTTGCAACACGCATTGTATTCAATGGCCGCTGGACAAAGATACTTCGGTCCGTTTGAAGTGATGAAGCCAGCGCGTGTGTTGTATATGGATTTTGAGTTATCGCAGGGCGACCTTGGTCGCAGGCTGACTGACCTTCGGCAGATGTATGGTGACGCAGGGGACTTGTTCTCCGTGTGGACACCTTGGCTTGAGGATAAAGAAATCAACATGCGTTCTCCTGCTGGCGTCAGAGAAACGGAAGGGTGGATTAACTACTACAACCCAGACATCGTTGTCTTTGACACAATCCGAACAGCGTGGTCAGGCATGTCAGAGAACAGCGCCGAAGAGTGGGCTGACATCAACAGGCTGGCCCTAAGTCTGCGCAACGCTGGCATGTCAGTTATCATGCTGCACCACAGCAATAAGCCTGGAGACGATGGGCTCGGTCGGGAGGCTGGGTCTACCAACCAGCTCACAGTTCTGGAAACGCAGATACGCATTGCGCAGATATACCGAGACGAGGAGACCGCAAAACAAAAGGCGGGGATGTGGGATGGTAACTACGAGCGCTCACCAATGGACGCACTTCAACGCAAGCTCGACGACGATTGGTATGTGTCGATGGCCATGGAAGTTAGGTACGGTAAGGTTAGGGAATGGACGGATGTCCACGACCCAATCCAGTTCATAGGGTGGGCGGCACACAAGATAACGGGCAACAAGAAGCTGGTCAGCAGTTACAGCACCAAGCGTCGCGCCAAAGAGCTCGCACTGTCTGGCCGACAGCCGATAGACATTGCGCAGGAATTAACTAAACCACTTGAGGTCGTCAACGGATGGCTAGGTATAGACAATGTATAGACTATTCCCAGAACCCTTTTCATACGCTGAGATGCAGGAGTTCTACGAGTTCTGCTACAGAAGCAAGTACACGATTGGTGGCACTGACAGGCTTGGCGATAAGGCAAGGCCGCATCAATACCTGACATCAGCGTATAGCGAGGAGGACATGGATAACATGAACTTCCTGCCACGCATACGCGACCAAAAGTTATTGGACTTGATTGGTGATAGGGAGCCACTCCGGTCATTCGTCAACCTGACTATCCCACAAAACGTCTTCTTCTCTCATGCACACATGGGCGAGGATACGTTGGTGTATTACGCCAACCTGGATTGGGAGCAAGAGTGGGCGGGGGAGACGATAATCTATGAAGAGAATGGTGTAGACATCCAGACGTGTATCCCATACAAGCCTGGCCAAGTGTTATGGATGGAGGCTGACAGCCCTCATGCGCTCCGGCCACCTGCGGCCTGCGCGCCCTACTACAGGTTTACGTTTGCTGTGTTCTTTAAGTCAGAGCCGAAAGAATAACCACTAAACAATACGCCGTGCCGAGATAGACAGCGGCTGATGCCCAACCTGTTATCTGCGTGGTCCGATGTAGGTCACGATTGAGCCTGGGAATTGCTCTCGCAACTCGTCTACGGCTGATTTTAATTCGGGTGCGTGCTCTGCCCACTGGCGTGCCAAGCTGACCCACTGCTCGTCCGAGTATTTCCATCTGTCTTTACTATCAAGTGCTGGTAGTTCGTCACTCACACGTTAGCCTCACCGTACTTGCATAGTAGGATTGCGTCTGCGTGGTTGTCGTCTACAGGTTGCTGCCAATCGAGCTCGCATGCGGCTCTAATCATGTCATCTTTAGTCGCTTTACCTGAACCTGTCGCCCACTTCTTGAGCGTAGGGACTGCGACATTTTTGAATGGGATGCAATAATCAAACGCGATGGCTCTGCTTTGCCAATGTAAGCCCAGTAAAATCATTCTGGCTGCACCCATTAGTCTGTTCGGTGGTAGTTCACAGTAGATATGTGTTGGTGGACACTGCTGTATCATCTCGCGGAGCTCGTAGTTCCACTTGTGCCCCATCATGCCCCAGTCTTTTTGCTTATTGCGCAAGTCAACCACACCGCCGTTCCCATTTGAGTGAGCCCATCCAGTTCGAGATGCAAGGTCGAGTGCGAGAATTTGTGTCTGTGACATTCACATTCTTAATTAACTAGAGATTAAAGTCTTGATACGCCGCAGGGGCCTAAAGCCCCTGTCGGCTCTGAGATAGTCTTAATTAACTCAAAGTCACAGACACTTTGTACCATATTCGCGGCCTCTTGTCAACTTTCGACGGGTAAAGTTATCTAAAGGTGTTGCAAGCGTCTACAAATCGTTACAATGTCTGTAACACAGGAGGGAATATATGCCAAAGGTCGTCAATGTAACTGACGACAACATGAAGTGGCTTAGAGAACACCACCATAATGTAACTCTTACTGAAGCCGCAGACCGAATTGGTGTCTGCGTCGATACTCTTAAAAGGATTCTCGTCCGAGAAGGTCTGCGTGACTTCGAGGGGGCTAAGTATGTTGTCGCCCGAAAAGAAACAGTAGCTACATGGGAGCGTCCGTGCATGGATTGTGGGTGCACGGAGCAAAGGCCAAAGAACTGGTACTACTGTAAGAAGTGCCGAGCCTCGAGAGGGTATGACGACGAATGAGTACGGCAAAAGGTAACGGCTACGAGAATGAGTTAGCCCAGTACCTCTCAGAAAAAACAGGTATCTACGTCAGCCGCTCGCCGTTGAGCGGCGGCGGCCTGAAAGATGTTCAGATGGCAGACCTATACGGAACCCCAGAGATATGGGTCGAAGCCAAGAGAACAGAACGCGCTAACGTCTACGCTGCCATGGAGCAGGCAGAACGAGGCATCGCTGCCCGGGACAACGATGACGCCCCGGTTGTAATCACACGAAAGAATAACGTCCCCACGGGTAAGTCCCTGGTTGTCATGAGACTGGACGACTGGACCGTTCTATACCGTGCATATTTAATTTGGTCAGGAGTTTTACATGAGTAAACAAAGCCAATTCGAGTCCCTCGATGACATGCTATCAGAGCTGAACAACATCTCAGAAGATGGGGGGCTTGTAGAAAACGTAATTCTTTTGGCTCGCGTCTTTGATGATGACTCAGAAGAAGAGCGCCTCTTCCTTGGATGGTCGCCCGATGTCTTCGATGACCCAACCAAAGTCCTTGGACACATCGAGCTAGTTAAAGCCCGACTGTTTGACTTACTGTCAATCCGTCGGCAAGCAAACTAGCGAGGTTGATTGTCAGAGGGTTCCAGACTTTGCCGAGCATGCGGCCTTGAACATCCACTTGATGAGTTCCGTAAGCGTGGACCATCGGCGGGAGCAAGAGAAGGTCAGCCATACGGTCGTTGCTCAGAGTGCCAGAGAGCTTATGACTCCGAGCGCTTTAACTCAAAGGACCCAATCCCCTTCCTAATACAACTGTCACACCACAGAAAGCGCTTCTCAAAACATGAGTGGCACATCACACCAAGCGACATCGCTGGCCTGTGGTTCTCTCAGGGTGGTCTGTGTGCGATTACAGGGCGAAGCATGACTACAGAGAGGGGAGAGGGTACCGTCTACACAAACGCTTCCATTGACCGCATAGATAGCTCTATCGGCTACCGGACAGACAACATCCACCTAGTCTGCAACATCGTGAACCTAATGAAGAACACACTCAGCGTCTCGCAACTGCACGATTGGTGCGAAGCTGTGCTGGCACATCGGGACGACCTCTTAAACCATCAGAAGTAATCTATCTTTAAGCCAAAGGAGATAGATATGGCCGCAAAAAAACGAGTATCGTCTGCCTGTAAAGGCAAATCACTTAACAAACCGTTCCGCACTCCTGGCGGGCCGAAGAAGTCTGGCGTCTGCGTAAAGGACGGCGGCTCAGTTAAGGTTGTGCGGTTCGGTGACCCGAACATGAAAATCAAAAAGAACATTCCGGCAAGACGTAAGTCCTTCCGGGCCCGTCACAACTGTGACAACCCGGGACCAAAGACGAAAGCAAGGTACTGGTCATGCAAGGCGTGGTGATTTGTTTCGTCTGTTCCGAGATGCCCTGCGATAGGGAGAGGTGTACCTGTGAGTGTCACAAGGAAGAAGTTAATGAGAAAGCCTAAGTCCGTGCGCCCGCTTGGGCGGCGCACTCGTTCAGGAAATATGCAGCACAAGCCGTGTCCTTGCACACAGAAAAGAGGTAAGTGATGGCGGCTGGAAAGAAAGACGCATGTTATCGAAAGGTAAAGTCGCGTTACAAGGTTTGGCCGAGCGCCTACGCCAGTGGGGCCCTAGTGAAATGCCGCAAAGTTGGAGCGGCAAACTGGGGAAACTCCTCAAAAAAGGCAAAGAAACCTACAAAGCGGCGTCGCAAAGCATAAACCAGAAGCGTTTGCTTCTTGAGTGGCACACCGAAAGCATGTGGTGTAACCCCATGTTTCGGGCGTTTGTCTACGGTCTAATAATATGGTGGGTTATTTATGGTTGATTATCTAAACAGTAAAACAGGTTCGATACTCATGGGTGTATTCCTCATGACTATCGGTGTCGTGGGCTATGAGCTTCTGGTCAAGTCCAACTGGGAGCTTTTGCTTTGGTACTTCGTGGGGACAGGCATCATGCTCGTCCTCTCTTCTGCCTTCTATCACCGCTCGGTCTGTCACCCGACATGGAAATGCCCTGACTGGTTACGCTATCCATTCACGTTTATATCTGGTGGCCTCGGTCTTGCTGCCGTCATCCCGTGGAGCGCCGTCCATCGGCAGCACCACAGATTCTCTGACGAAGAAGGCGACGTCCACGGTCCCCAGTTTTCTTTCATGCACAACCTGAAAATCTTTGGACACATCCCAAACCTTATGTACGTTCGCGACTTACTACGAGACAAACTATATCTAGCCCAAGCAAAATACTATTTGATATGGGCAGCCATCACGGCAGCAGCATTCTCCCTGGCATTCGGATTCGCTGAGTGGGCCTTCGTCTACATGACCATGGTCATACACCAAGTCTTACTCTTATACGTCGGTCACATGAAGAGCATTCCGCAAAACCACTTGGTTGCCCTGCTGTATTCGCCAGAAATCTATCACGACAAACATCACGAGAACATGATGAACTCGAGGCTCGGCCTCGTTGACCTACCTTATTGGTTACTCATCCGTTGGTTCCCGCACAAGCTCAACGGAAACAAGGGTCATGGTTAAGCGGTGTGCACTCTTACTGCTGTTTCTGTGCGTGGGTTTAGCCCACGCCCAGAACAACCAAGATGGCGACTTGAACTCAAGCACCTCTGACAGCACCGTTGATAGCAACAACACAAGCACAACAAACAACTTCAATGGCGCTGGCTCCTCATCGGACACGATGCCGCCTCCGTCTGCAATCGCCCCGAGCTACATCAGTAGCGGTCAAGACACGTGCTTGGTCGGCAATTCAATCGGCACGCAGGTAAATCTGTTTGGTCTATCGGGCGGGTTCTATCGACAGGACGTCAACTGTAATCGCAGGCGAGACGCTAAAGTCCTAAAGGATTTGGGCATGACCATCGCCGCAGTATCCCTCATGTGCACAGACACAGAAGTCTGGATTTCCATGTTCAACTCGGGCACGCCCTGCCCTTTGACCATAAACGGCAGGCTCGTCGTGGGACGAGCCGCCTACTACACAATGAAAAAGGACCCACTCTTATTCATACCGGACTACAAAAAGCGCAAACCGTTTTACAACTTAACTCTACAGATGGAGAAATCTAATGACGAAGACATTGACAGCAGTCTTACTATTTCTGAGCAGTATCGCACCAGTGTACGCGGACCCGGCGATAAATAATCTCGTAGACGTAAGTAGCCTGATTGCAGGTAAGGTTCACAACGCCCGGCACGCAGTAGCCGGGGCGCATCACCTCGCAGCACAGGGGACGATTGTTGGTGTAGACACAGTGACACCACACAACATCACAATGGAAGAGATGACAGCTTACAACGACGCACTTCAAGGTGTTCGTGATGCCGTCTATTACAACACTCAGATGTTCTTTGAGGACAAACACGACGAGGCCATGGATAACCTTGGTGATGCCGTCGATATGTTTGCCGTCGCAGCCCAAGAATTAGTAAAGGTCGAGGCCGTCGCCGAGGTTGCCCAGGAAGCAGACACCGTAGACGAACAGCTCCAGCTCCAGGAGTTCATCTCTGAATCCGACGTCGAGCTGACGCAGCAGGACGTTGCTGCATTCAATGACAGCCTGGAGGCAATCGAAACTCACGCCCAGGAGGCAGCCGTCTTCTTGTCGGCGGCCAATGATGACTTCGTCACCAACCATACAGACGAGGTAGCCCAAGAGTTCAACAGCACAGCGATGAACATGCAGGTCAGCTTCAACGCAGTAGACGATGTCCTCAAACTTGAGTGGGCATCAAACCAATACGTCAGCTACCACGGCTTCTTTGGTCATAACTACGCAGAGATGGCCACTGTTCTCGGTGTCGGCCAAGAAATCTATGAGGAGCAAGACCTTGGCTATTGAGGATACTGAGCTAAACATTGGCGGCGTCAAGTTACGGGGCGTCTACATTGCCATAGTAGTGTCAATGGCAACGACTATCGGCGGTGGTATCTGGGCGGTAGCCGAGTTCTATGGCCGCATCGAAGCAGTGGAAGAAGCCACGTCAGGCAACGGCGCAACAACAGAGAAGCTCACAGTCCTTGGCACAAACCTAGAGACAATCATGGAGAACCAGCGAGAGCTTCTGGATATGCGTGACCGCATCGCAGCAGTAGAGAAGACGTCAGCAGAGAACGACGTCCTCGTGCAGCAATTCAAGACAACCGTGGACGGCATCGACAAGTCGTTCGAGAAAATCAACAGAGAGATAGACGACATCTGGCGCGGCTTAGATGCTGCAAGCAATCCATTGAGGTAGGTCATGGCAGGACGACAAAAGACAAAGAAATCGAATAGCTTAAAGACATGGTTCAGTCAAAACAACGGAAAAGGTTGGGTCGACTGCAAGACGGGGAAGCCTTGTGGACGTCAGAAGGGCGAAAAACGCAAGGGGTATCCGGCTTGTCGACCGACAAAAGCACAGTGCACGTCGGCAGCCAAGAGGAAGACGAGCTCGAAACGTATTCGTTGGAAGAAGTAATTAGGAGACACACATGTGGGGAACAATCATCAGCGGGGTTACTGGTATTGCTGGCGACTTTATGGCTCAGCGCCGAGCCAAGTCTGAAAGTAAAGCTCGCATCGCTGAGGCCCGAGTCGAAGCTGAGATACAGCAGATACAGACGACGGCCCAAGCCGTCACTGATTACGACATTCAAGCCCTCAAAGAAACAAGGTACAGCCTTAAAGACGAGGTTGCGTTGGCTGTTGTCATCATGCCTTTCATTGGTTCTTTCCTTCCGTGGACGCAAGAGTACGTAAAGGAAGGCTTCGTCTTCCTACAGCAGCACGCGCCGGATTGGTACAGCTATATTTTTTGCGGGGCCATAGCCGCGAGCATGGGAATCAGGTGGGCTGTCTCAGGAATTGGTAAAAAAAAGTAGGAAAACTAATGACACTAGACGACTTAAAGTATTTCACACGAGACGAGCTCAAGTGCAGTCACACCGGAGATGAAGGCATGGACATTCAGTTCATGCAGGTAGTCGAAGAGATGCGCGAAGAGCTGGGCTTTCCATTCAGAGTTACGTCTGCATACCGCAGTCCCGAGCACCCAATCGAGAAAAAGAAACAACGCCCAGGTACACACACCACTGGCTGTGCCATAGACATAAACGTCTACGGTAACCAGGCACATGCGTTCATCGCCCTGGCGATGATGAAGGGCATCCAGCGTATTGGTATCGCACAAAAGGGACCGACGTCTTCTCGCTTCATTCACATTGACGACGCACAAGAGGACCGCTTTACGAAGCCTACGGTCTGGAGTTACTAGGTGACAGGCGATGGCAAAGCAAACGGCACACATATACACCCCACCGATGAAGAGCAAGCGTCGAAAGAAGCGGCGTGGACTGCACTTGCGCAAGAAGCTAGGACCACGGCATCACCTACGAGTGAGCCGCTCATCATAGACATACCTCTGCTCAAACCTGAGCAGGCGGCAATCGAAGCAGAAAAAGTAAAGCACCTACGTGACCACTGGATTTCACGGGGAGAGGGTACGTTCTGGACAATCGGAGCGTCCACATACAATGACCTCATCGTTTCCGAGGGGCATGCCACCTACTATCAAGTAGCAGAACAAGTGAACCCAATGATTAAAGATGCGTTCGGCCCCTTGCTGGGGCTCACGCGTTCCGTGATTGGAAAGATATATGACAGAGAATGTATAGACCTCCCCTTCGCTGGCCTCATGGGCTTCCACATCTTCGATAGTAGTGGTGACGATAGGAGAGAGGAGGGCTCGAACATACACACAGACGAGCCATTCCAGCGTCTCTTGTGGACGGAGCCATTCAGTAAGCCATTCAGCTTTACGGTAGCACTTGAGTTACCAGACGGTGACGGTGGCCTTGACTACTGGGTCGACGGTGAACAGTACAGGAGATACCTCCCATACGAGACCGGACACATGTACCTCCACAGTGGCCGCTTCCCACACAGAATTGCGGCACCGACTTGGCCTTCAAATGAGAAGCCCCGCATCACCTTACAAGGGCACGGGGCAATTCTCGAGGACACCAATCGTGTTGCAGTTTATTTTTGAGTTGCGGCGTACCTAAGACGACAGTCACGCATCTCGACGAGTGTGTCTTTCAGTTCGTTAAACTCATCGCGAGACCAATCATCAATGTCCTCAACAAGACGAGCCTGTAGCACATCTATCATGGTCTGGTAGATGTCCTCCGGCTGTGACGTAATGGGTCTCTTGATGGTCACAACGTGTTTGTTGCGGCTTGTGATACTGGTCTTCACCTCTACAAAAGGTGTCGATAGTTTCTTAAAGATAGTACCTAGTGCTGTTCTTACCCTTAGCAGGGGAGTGCCTTCAGCCACTCGGCCACCTCTCCGTTGGTTAATCATAACAAAAATCCTCTATAATTTAGTAGTAGTTCTTTAGTTTCGTGGGTCGCAACCTTACACACCCAATGAATTTACAAGGTCACGCTTGTGATTATTAGGGGGTACAGCATACCGCATCACCATGGCCAAACTTGTGTGGCCAAGTAGGTCTGCAACCGAACGCATGTCAGCACCAGCAAGCAACAAACGAGTTGCAAAAGTCCTGCGCAAATCATGCGGTCGGAAGTCATCAATACCTAAGCCATGGACGTAGCGCATCACTGCTTTACCCGCCGCTCTTTGGTCATCCCATATAGACCACACGCGACCGCTCTTTGGCCAATCACTAGATGGTCCATACACATCCTCACCATACGTCAAGACGACAGGATTGATTGGTATGTCTCGGGTCGCTTCTTTGCCACCCTTACGTTTGCGTGTCCTCAATGTCAGGTATGGGTGTTCCCCAGTGTGCACATCTTCAAACCGCAACTTGACTGCCTCACCAATCCGAGCGCCTGTGTGTAGTAGGAAGCGAGCCATTCCGCTACCGTAGTTTCCTTCTTCATGATTGTTCATGACCGCAGAATACTCTTCCTCGTTCAACACACGTAACCTCGGCTCACCGTCCGCTGGCCTCTCGATGTCGGGTACTTCGTCTATCCAGCCACGCTTACGTGCATGACGTAGCACTGGCATGAACGCGTTTATCTCACGCCTGACTGTCTGCGGCTTGACCGAGTCCAGCCTGGCGTCTAGCCACTCCTCGAGAAACGTCTGGTCTATCTGCTGAACGCCCATCTTGTCCCACTCACCCATGAACCTAACCAAGTAGTCGCTCGTGGTGTCACTCGTGTGGGCACGTCTCTTCAGATAACCTCCGACTGCATCAGAGAACGTCTTGCCATTGTCTCCTGACGGTGCGCGACCGAACAACAAATCATGTTCCATCTTGACGCGTATGCCTTCGGCGACACATTTGTCTTTGGTCTTCGCGGTCTGTCTAATTCGCTTCCCTTTGTGAAAGCCGCATATGTAATAGATACTTCCTCGTAACTTTAAGTCTAACATTTGACTGCTCCTAGTCCTGATACTTACTTCTATACGGGTCGTGCTTGACTGCCTTACTTAGCCATTGCTCCGCCCAATCTTTTGGAATGCCACCTGTCATGACCTCGTAAGTTGAGGCAGGGATGGCTTCGTACTCTGGAAACGCTTGCATCACGATTTGTGAACGGGATTGAACACCATATTTCTTGGCGATTGCTCTCACGTGTACCTTTGCAGTGTTTTCAGTAACACCAAGACGTTTGGCAATCTCCGCATTGGAGTATCCCTTCATGAGCATTTGCATACTCACGTGTTGCTTGGGGGTTAGGCGTGGGAGTATAGCATTGCGGCTTTCTCCGTCTATGCTTGGGGAGAAAATCTGCTTACCCAAGAATGCGTTTAATTGTTTCTCAACCGACTCTAATCTTCCCTCAAGCCTTGCTATACGGGTATCTACTTCATTATTCATAACCCTTCCTTTAATGATAACTTTAATATTAACTGTCCTGAAAGTGGGACAGTTCGGGAGAGTATCAGGGGAGAGCCCTCGGTGTCAATAGGTAGGCACCTAGTGCCACCAACTAGGTATCTCGCTCCTATCCCAGGTAGCAAACCTTGCTTTATCACCTAAATAATACGAACGATAAGCGTCTACGGCGCACTCTTGCCTGTACTCGTCCGGCATTGCCTGCGCGAATGGCGTCATGTCCTCGGCCATATTTGCCGAGCCCTTGGCCAAACGCCTGATGACCTCGTAGCTTTTGTGTGTCTTGCCAAAGCGCTTCTCGTACTCCATGCCAAGCCCCATACCAAGGCACCACGTCCACTGATAATTGTGTAGAGACGATGCCACCCACTGCGTGCATGGGTGCTTCTCGTAAGCGCGCTTGTAAGGCGCATCCAATCCGTGCATGTGACGTGCAGTACACAGCATCTGTGCTGTCTCCAACACCATCTTGGGCACGTGCTTGTCACAATGGTAACGTGCCGCGACCAAAGGGTCGCGGTCTAATACAAAGATGTTCATCTAGTCCTCCTCTAAAAACTTCTCTTCGTTGGGCAGTGCATGGTTGTGGTCATACACAAACTTCTCGACCATGAATCCGTCTTGCATCGTGGTCATGCCGGATTTGATACGGTCTATCAGTTCCTTCGTGCGTAACCGCATCCAGTCACGTTGATGCGTCAGGTTTACCACCTGCGTCTTGAACCCTGCGTTCTGGGCTATGCTCTCTGGGTACTGCACTTCGTTGTGCGTATAGAAATAACTCACGTCCTCGCCATCGGGCTTGAACACAATCAACTTCCATTCTGGCTTCTCTTGCTTAGTCATCTGGTGTGTCTCCTTCAAATTGCATGTCAGGGGTGAACACAATCGTCTCCTCACCCACTGGCTCGTTGTTGATGTGAAGGCGCAGTCCAATCCCGCCTTGGTGTTGACGTAGACGAACGCTCATTCGGTCGGTGCCAATCCACACTGTCCGCCAGTTCATCTGGTACTCATTGCCCGTGACGTGTGTCAAAGGCTCGATGTCCTCCTTCACCCACGGGGCTTCTTCAATCGGATTGTCGGTCATTCTCTGGTAACTCCTTTGCTAACTCACCTTTGATAAAACTTCTCTCAAATTCCACGACGCTCAAGCACCGTGCGGATACTCCGTACTTGTCCCACACCACCCACTTGCGATTGACAAATGCCGTGCCCGAGCCGTGCCTATGCAACTCGCCCTCGTACTGGCTGTTGCGCTTAAACTGCACACCGTCCACGATGTCCGTGTCCATCTTGCATGTAACCCACCCGTGATAGACGACCTCATGGCTGTTGAACGTCTTGTTCACTGGCAGTAGACGTTGCATTCCTCGGATGGCAATCAGCGACTCACGGCACAATTCTCGCCAACCTGGTTGCCACCCGTCTCCGGTGACGTATCGGGTTATCTCACCGTCTGCAACGGCCTGCTCCAGTCTCGTTATTAAGTCCTCGATTTCCATTTCCTGCTCCTCTCAAGTTTCCTAACGATTGCTTTCACTCGTGCCATGTCTTTCACTGGCACTCCGGTTTGTTTTACTTCCCAACCCACGTCCCACCAGAAGCCGAACGGCCATCGCCGTGGCGTCAATGCAAACCAATGGGTGAGAACCCGACACTTACGCGACCTCACGTGTGTCGGCCTTGAAGCGCTTGCCGAGTAGCAACTGCGCGACCTTCTTCATGGTCGTGTTAGCCAACTCATCCAAGTCACTGACACTCACATTGTTGGAGTAGTAGGGGCTCACGTCATGCAAGATGCCCAAGCCCACGACCTCGATGTCTTTGGATATGGTGTCGACCACTTCCTTGAGGCGACGCTTCTCCGTCCTGTTGCATGTACCCACTGGCTCACCGTCGCTCAGGCTCAAGATAATCTTGCGCTTCTCTGGGCGTGGACGAACGTACTCCTGATAGATGTGCATCAACGAGTCACCGTCTGTGTTGCCATCACTGTGGCGGGTCAGCGCTCGGTAACTCGCAATGCGCTCCTGCGCTTTGCGTAGCGGCATCTCGTATGGCTTGAGAAGGTAGGTGCTAATCGCATGCCCACGTCCACGACCGTGGAACCCATGCCACGCGTTCCTGTAGTCACGCTTGCGGTAGTGAATTTCGTGAGCACGAGTGTTGAAGGTAGTCACCGCGAATGGTATGCCGACCTTCTCGAACACCTCAGCCATCGCAATCGTGGCTTGGATAGTCAACTGTGCTGGCTCACCATTCATCGAGCCTGAACCATCAAGCACAAGCATGACGCTGGTATCCATCTCGGGGGTGTCCTCACGTTTGCGGTAGATATTCGACTGACCTGCCATACCACGCACCAAAGCACGTCCATCCAACTGGCCTTCCTCATAGCCACCACGCCACGTGCGTTCCTGTGTAGACACAAGGGCGCGCTCGATGTTGCGACGTATCTTGTTGAGGCGTGAACCAATCCCTCGGTAGACCACCTTGTACTGCTCATACGTGCGGGTCTCATCAATACATCTCTTCAACCACTCCTCGCCCTCACATCCAGACGTGGGGGTAGCATGATTGTCCCATGCCCGATTGATGGCTGTGTAAGAGCCAACCGAACCAGCGGCACGTGATGTGATGTCGGTCATGACCTTGTCTAGGTTTGGGTCGAGAGCCTCGGCGGGTGCGTCCGGTAGTCCATGGGATTGTGTCTGCACCTCTCCGTCATCATCTCCATCTGGCTTGTCATCATCTGTCTCGACTCCGACCGGAGCGCTTGCATCATCTTCCTGCGTCTCCTCGCCACCATCCTCGGATGTTTTCTCATCACCATCGTCATCACCTCCTCGTTGCTCCTGCTCTTGCGCTTGCTGTTGCTCCTGCTCTTGCTTCTCGCGCTCCTCTTGAGCCTGCTGTTGCTGTTTCTCCTCAGCTTCGACACGGTCGAAGTCGAGCCCCCACTTCTTGAGCAGCTTCTCACTGGCCTTGAAGCAGTCAGACGTCGAGCCTGCCTTGTCCAACATGTCCACCGCCTCGTTGATTTGCTTACGCAAGTCAGCGGGTAGACTGTCGAGACACTGCTGGATAGTCGGGTCGTCATAGCCCATGCGACGACGTCCCTCCCATGTGATGCCAATGGCACCGACACGAGCGATGTCCTTCGCAATCTCTGGGTCTTCCTCGAGATGCTTGAGGTAGATGTTGTTAGCCCATGCAGACGTAGCCTCCAGGTTTCGCTTCGAGCCTGGGTACTCCTGGGTGATGTGACGTTCGATGCGAACGTCCTCCAAACCATTAGCGATAGGCATGAAGTGTGCATACCGCTTGAGCATGTCCTTCCATGGCTTGCGCTTGCAAAGCGCGAAGTTGGTATGACGTCCGTGGCCTGCCTCGTGGTCGACGAAGCCACGCACTACTGCGACCTCGTCTGCCGTGTAGTCCACACCTGTGGGTATGCTAGGTAGCATGACCATCTTGCCGTTCGTCGCGGCAGTGTCACCACCGATACGAACGTCCAAGTCCTGCGAACGATAGAACGTCTTGGCTGTCTTAATGACCTCGTGGGTCAGCATATCTCCTGATACGTTTCTCATGTTTACTCTCCTGATTTGAAGATGCGATTGGCTAGACCATCGAGTACCTGTCGGTCATCACTGTCTGCCGCATTGAGGATGCTGTGCTTGAATGCCAGCCCGATGTAGTCCGACTTGTCACCGAAGCACCGCTTGTACTCCACGACCGATGAAGCGAATGCCATCGTGTCTCGTGGTGAACATGCAAGGGTGACGTCTGCCTGCTTGAATGCCACACGATGCTCGGTCGCATAACCTGCAATCGCACGTGCATCACTGGCCTCAATGGTCGGCACCTTCTCCTGTATGAGTTGTGCCTCCTCGTCCTCGCTCATGTAGTCCACCTCGATGTAAGGCTTGAAGCGATTGACGAATGCAGTGCCGAGCGCTCGTGTCCCAGAGTAGAGACCCGACTCATCACCACGACCATTCGTGTTGGCTGTAGCAAACATGCGGAAGTGTGGGTGTGGTGCAATCGTGCGACCGCCATCCTCGAGTAGCATGAAGCCCTTGCCCTCAGTCAGGCGCTGTAGGATGAAGCCCAAGTCAGGACGTGACGCATCAATCTCATCGAGTAGCAATCCACATGGCTGTTGCATTGCCATAGGTATGATGCCATCGACAAACTCAGTCACCGTGTTTCCATCGCCATCGGTACGCAATACCTCACGACAAACCAACTCACCACGTGTGATGTCACTGTCCAGATTGAGGCGGAACAAAGGCAGGTTCAACCGAGCGTAGACTTGCTCCACTAACGTCGTCTTGCCTGTACCAGTGTGACCTTTAAGCCACGGTATGCGTCCATGAGTGATGGCCAACAGGGTCGGAACCAGTGTCTCGCTATCGAACACGTAGTCCTCGTCCTTCACTGGCACATGGGGATGAACACCATCCCACTCACCCACTGGCACATCCATGCAGAACATACCGACGTCACTGCCTGTGATGCCGAACGCCTCATGTGCTGGCACCATGGACACCGTGCCGGATGGGATAGTCCCGTCCGATGCGACAGTCACTGGTGCAAGGGTAGTGGTGGTAGGCATGGTCGCAATCGTATTGCGTAAGTCCTCGACCTCACCATTAAGTGCAACCACCTTGGCCTGCATGTCACCAATGTGTGCCACACTTGGTAGGTCAGCACTCTCGAGCAAAGTATCCAGTGCATTCGTGATAGCAGACGACACGTTCTGCTTGGGTGCAGGCTTGGCCTTGGGTGTAGGCTTGGTGTCCTGCGTGATGCCCATAGTCTTGGCATGCTCGAGACACCAGTCCAGATACGTCACGTCATCGTCATGCTCACTGGCACTGTCCCAGTCTTTGTGTAGGCCATACGTCCGATTATTGCCTCGTGTAGCAGACACACAGTTCTCGAAGCTAGTCAGTGCCTCCCACATTTTAGCCGCACAACGGCGTTGATGCGGTTCATATTCAGATGGACGCATCTCCACGACGCACGAAACAATCA